TGAGCCACAAGCCATATATGAACATTGTTCGCACGGGCAAACCGCCTTATCTTCCCCAGCGATTCGCTGACGTATTCGGTTTCTGATAGATTCGGGGGGCGGTGATATTCAAGCTCGTTCCACGGGTCAAGGACAATCCCGTTTACCCCGTGCCGGTCAATAGCCCCCTGCATGACCTTGAGTATTTCAGATATCGTCATCTGTTTTTCCTGTAGTTCGGAAAAAAAGAACGATCGACCCATTTTACCAAGCGCCGCTTTAAGCTCTTCTTTGTGCATCCGATCACTCGACCAGCTACCAACCGAGAACGGCTTGCCTATGATTTTTTCTGCTAATCCAGCAATATGCCGCTTAATCGGCCAATTCTCAGGAGAGCAATAAGCGAATTTCCAGCCGTGAAGATTATTCAGATTCACCGTAAGCGCATCAATAAACGTACTTTTCCCACTTCCAGGGATGCCGGTTAACACGGTCAACTCACATTCCCTAACCGTGTAGTACATATTTAACCCTGCCCATCCCGTACTTACACCTGATTTCAACCCCTCGTCGTACATACTTAGAACAGAATCAAAAACGTCATCTACAGTGAACAGTCCGTCAATCGGGAACAATCTTCTGCTTTCATATAGTGCCTGAACACCATCAACCCCATGCCGAACTAAAACATCGTTTGCGTCTTTGCATCCTTCTGGATAGCTAACCCTGAGACACCGGTGCCGCCCCAACCGATCCGCAAGAACCAACTCAAACGCTTTCCCCGGCTCGTCGCTGTCAATCGCCAGAACAAAACTCGAAAACCCGTCAATCAATCCGTCATCCAAGAACTTCAACTTGGTATCAAGGTTGTTTGCCCCAACAGGAGGCGCACCATCAGGGACAGACACCACGTTCTTAAAACCCGCCTCGATAAATGACATGGCATCAATTTCACCCTCTGTGATTATCAACTCTTTCTTTTCAATCAGGGTGTTAGCCATGTCGTGATTATAAAAACAGGGTTCCGGGGCCGGTGACTGCCACATACGCTTATCGTGGGTACGGTATTTAATCGCAACGCACTCGCCTCCCTTAAACCGTGGAAACATGATTGCTCCTGATCGCTTACCGTCTGGATTTAAATAACCAATTTTACACTTTTCTACCGTATCCTGGCTGATTCCACGCTTTTTAAAATACAGTAAAACCTTGTCGCTAACGATCTGTTCTTTGTATTCCGGTTTTTTGTATTCCGTTGCTTTTTTTAACCCGCTAGACCACCCGCAATGGAAACAAGTCCACGTTCCCTTTTCGATGTTTACGGATAAGTCTTTTTCTCGCTGGTGGGCAGCTTGCCTGCTTGGGGTGCATTTCGGGCATATGGTTCTTACTTCCCCCGTTGCCCCCTGTGGTATGTTTATTCCGTGGTCCGTAAAATTCATGTTAATATACCAGTGTCGGTTTTTCTTTTATTTTACCTTTGAAATAATCAGGGTCTGGTGTTTTCCAATCCCGCTCCATTGTGATATCCAAACACTCTTTCAGGCTTGCGTATTTTTTCTGGCACTTAATACAATCCCGCAGTAATCCATTAACGCCTTTTTCTGTTTTGTACTGGTCTGCTTTTTTCTTTCCCATTCTGTAATGGAAAAACTCTATTATTTTTTCCCGGTGTGCTTTAATGCCATCGTCGCATTTTTCGATTTGGTTTTTTAGGTGGGTTAATAGGTCGTCAAAAGAGGGGGTATATATATTATTTCCCTTCTTTCCCTTCTTTCCCTTCTTGTTTGTGGTTATTTGTTGGTTATCTGTTGGTTGATTGTTGGTTAGGTTGCTGGTTGAATTTTCTCCTTGGTTCTGGTAAGTGTCCCAATTTAAAACCGTAATTATGCTAAATTTGTTGGTTGTTTTGATGGTTAGATTTTCCATTAAGCGCAGCGTTTGGAAACACGATCTAATGTTTTGGGGGGTTAAGCCGGTTTCCCTCGCCGCAGAGTCACGACCACAAACGAATTGCCCAGGCTCCAAAACAACCGGTTGATTACCTATAATCACGGTATGTTTTTTATAGCTTGCTTTCATTAAACACCACATCCATACCCTGAAAACCTTGCTATTTTCCCATATTGGAGATTGGAGTGTTTTCCTGTATAATTTAATATATCCGCTATCCACGCTATATAAACTCCACCGTGCAAAACCATCTACCAAGGCTGTTAACTGATGTGTGGACAATAACCGCATTGAGCCGTACAGCCTGACTTATGCAGTCCCACGGGCTTTCACCTATAACCATGCAATACCGTTTCATAACCCCTCCTAATGTTCCCTATATGGCTCATTAGGCCCGTTTATGGCCTATAACGTGCAATATTTTACCCATCGGTAATGTCGCATTTTGCGATATCAAGGCAGGAGAGAATAGATATCTATGCCTCGTTCTCCGCAAATATTGGTAAACTCTTCCCACAACTCCTCATAATCCCTTCCATGGTACTTGATCTGATCACGTATGTGCCCGTTAAACTCCCACACCACCAGGGCGAGGTCTTTAGCCTTGTTTGCAAGGTTGTATTCCACTTCATCGTCCGGTAGGTTAAATTCAAGAATTGCTTTCATCGTATTTACCAAGCATTTTGCGTGCTGTTTTTAAAATCAGTTCAAGCTCTTCGATATCAAAAACAAGTCTCTGCGTGCCGGTATCCGGGAACTGCTCAAGCACGATATAGCCGCCACCAACCTCATCATCAATGCTAACATGAGTGGCACCGTAGCCGTATATCGGGTTTTCGTTATCCATATGTACAGATGATTTAATAACCGTTGTTTTTAGTTTGAGTTTTTCAGACATTTCTTATTCGCCTTCTTTGTAAAAGCGTTCCGTAATAAGACCGTCGATAATATTGTGCGCTACGTGCGATTCACGCCTGATAGAATCTGCTGTTTTTGGGTCAACTTTGTTGAGTGTTAAGGAGATAATCGCACCTATAATTCCGCTCTCAATCACTTCATGCCGTGCAATACGATCAATATCTGCCTTTTTGTTTCCAGATATATTTTCAATCCCGCTTGAATTTAGGGTTATCCAAACGCTTGCGCCGGTGTATGAATGGTAGGCTTCGGCGGCAGAATCATCATCCTCCATATCATCATCGAATATGGTGTAAAATTTCAGGTGGTTTAGGTTGAGTTTTTCCACGTAAAACCGAACCGCCTTTGTGAAATACTCAAAATCTTCTTTTTTAAGGTCGTGTGTCATCAGTCTTTAAACTCCCCTCTGTCTCTGGCACGTTCTCTTTGGTAACGCATCCAGCAGCTTGTTTTGAAAACATCGGGATGGTTAATCATCATGAATCTCCACACACTCATCCCCTCGTATTTACGGCATAAAAAATCTAAGGATATTTCCATCAGCGAATAATCGCCGTTTAAGACCTCATGAAGTACAAATACACCACGCCACTCGTTATTGCCCTGCGGCCCCCTGTAAAATTCGTCATGAAGATAGCAGGCGCCCTGTACTAAACCACGGATACGCTGACCATTATTGAGCGGCCTGACACCGACCATGTACACTTGCTGATGACCGGCCACGAATGAGAACCCCACGTTTTTTAGTCTGGTGGTGATGGATTCACCGCCGTATGGCCTGCCGGATTGGGGGTGACAAAAATAGTGTGAATAATAGATACCGTCTACTTCAACCACGTTAAGGAACGGATGGACTTCCCAACCTAATTCCTCGTATTTTAAGTCAGAAATAGAGATAACACCGTCAAGTTTTGGGTCATCCTCTACGGCTCTATCAATTCGGTGTTCATGGTTTCCTGTGGTGATGATTTTTCGGGGGGAGTATTGCTTTTCCTTGTTTCTTCTTCTGGTTTCGTTGTACTCGTCAATTGGCCCCCACAAGCGCCTCATACCGGCTACAGCGGCTTCAATGTCTTTCAGGTAGCGTCTACCCTCAAAACTCTTCTTACCCACGTCATAGGACGATAAGGACTCCATATCAGCGGCATCACCAGCCTGTACAACAACATCTGGCTTTTTTTCAAGTATGTACTTTCCTATCCATTCAAGGTGATCGGTTGGCGTTCCTGGTGCAATTTGTAAATCTGGAATATAAAAATGCTTATTCATGGGTTCGCCTGTCCATGCCATTGTTCCGCTGACAAAATCGGGCACACAACGTGCATAACTGTGTTGCGTAGGTCGCATTTATACGACAAATCGTTTAGTTTTGTGTTTGAGCAGAATCGGCAGGATTTTGGTTTTTGTTTTGATTTCATGGTTAATGTATACCATATTGTAAAACAAAAAAGCAAGCAAAAAAAATCCACAACAACATAAAAAGTTCTTGACATGATATTTAATCCATGTTTTAATGGCATTAAAACATGAGGGGAAATCATGAATAAAAAAATCAAAGCCTGGTATTTTTCACACACCAAAAAGCTTGGATATGGCGATAACCGACGCATCGTGGTCGGGAGAACACACGGTATTAAGTTTCCGGTTTTAGTTTTTAATGACTGTAGCAATCAAAGTGAGTGGCTTTACACCCCACGTGTGTGTAAAATCGGTCTTCACGGAAGCATAGAGCCTCTAAGTGCGTACAGACATAAAAATAATTACGTTAATCGTATTTATGTGTGGATGGTTGAGCTTTCGGGAATGATGGATTTTGGTGATGACAAGATTGCCGCCGAAAAAAGAACCTACTTGTGGGGATATGATGCAACAAGCGTGATCGCTAAATTTAATGATATTTGTGGAAGGATAGAGGGAGATGTTTATATATGGAACAACGGCCGTTATTTTGAAAAACAGAACCGCCGCTTATATCGGATGCTGATGGAGGGGAGAGCGGCTAATGTATAACGTAAACAAAATTTCTGGATGCCGCACCGGTGGTAACATCGGATGCAATGATTTTGGTGTTGGCTACCAAGATGCCTCGCCGCCCCCGGTTGGCGGCTTGTGCGCACATACAGGCATCAAAAACAGCAAGTCCTTAAATGTGCCGTCCAGAATTGAGCAGCCGCTACCGGGGAGCAAGCCCGCTTGCCCGTCTATCCGGTTACAGTCCGGGGCGGCTGTTTTTAAACTTGGCTCGTGGCGCACACCCCCCTACCCCTCCAAACATCGTGCGTCACGGGCCATTTTAATTAGGAGGAATCATGTATAGCAATGACGATGGGTATATCTATTTCACGGATATCGAAGAAGCGAAGGCGCTGTATAAAGAAGAGGATGAAGCGTTATGGGAAATCGAAAACGATATACATGGATGGAGGTGTGAGCATGGTTATACCTTTTGTTGCAGTGCTAAATACTACCGCCGCCGCCTGACCACCGATTTCCGTATCCGCAAAGAGTTTCGTGATGGTGATCCGGTGTGCTGGGCTGGAGCTAATGGGGTGATAAAACCGTGTCATCGCCTCGCAAATGGATACCATGTTTTTGCCGAATTTAAAAACGATATCGGCCTTGGTTTTACCGCTGACGGTAAATTTAAAACTTGGCACAAAAACCCCTCCCTCTCCCACGGTCACGACTCCACGGTTGATAACCAGAAATACCCCGTAGAGCGTGTAAAAACCGAGAAAGCCATGTCACAGGCTGATGAGGTTGCGGAGTGTATACCGCACTGGCAGGAAAATTTGCGACTGGCGATTGAGGGGAAGGGGATAAATGGGCATGGAAGCAACTGCCCACTTTGTAAAAAATACCACTGCTCAAGTACCTTACTTTCATCGGGGTGTCCAATCGAGCAAGACACCGGTCTGAAGGGGTGCGCTGGAACCCCGTGGAGTGATACAACTTCAGGAAAACCTGAACACGTCCTCGAAATGCTCAACTACCTGATCGACCTTGAGCGCAGTCTCCGCAAGGCAGGTAAATAAATGAACCGCAACCAGACAATGGGGCTTAAAAATGATTAAAAAATATAAAATCAATATGGGTTTTAACTCAATGTTTCCACCGCAGGCATCAATAAAGACTGTTTATGCCGACAGGGAAACCGACAAGTGCCTTTTCTTTGGGGCCGACAGGGCATTAAAGCAATCAAGCCATGTTTTTTATTTCGATAGCTTTGATGAAGCAAAAGCGGCGTTGCTCGAAAGGGCAGAGGTCGTTTTATCAAATGCCACCAGCAGAAAAATAAAGGCAGAGGTGGCGGTTCACGACATAAAAAAGTTGGAAGAAACAGATGATTAACCGCAACCAGACCATGAGAGTACCCAACGGGCGATGTAGGCCGCATGGTCAGCGCAACGCATTACAGGCCCAGCAGAGGGTAATTCGCACCTTCGGCAAGTATAACGAAAGGCAAGCGCAAGCGGTTCAAGCCCTAACTCGGCACAAGACAGCTTATATAGGCGAGTCCTCTGTAACCGTAACGGGCGATAAGGCAAAAACCATAAACCATAACTCAAAAAAAGGAGCCGCTAAGTAAAAAAACATTAACAGACGGAAACGTTAACTTGGAAAAACTTATCAACCGCACCGGGGCCGGGTGGTCCGGTCCCGGGTAAGCGGGTAAAGGGGAAAATCATGGATCATTACAAAATCAGAAAAATGGAAGAATGGTTTATCCGCGCCTGTTGCGGCCTGATCGGAATAGCGTTCGGTTATCTGTGGGCCGGCATGGCTTTCGGGGTTTGGGGGTAATTATGTCAATCCAAATTGTTAAATACATCGAAATTCCGGTTTACGTGAGCGGGAATTACATACCAGAAGAAAAGCCGGATTACTCACAAACATCACCATGCGAAGGATCTCCGGAAGAGGTTGATTTTGATCGGGTGGTGATACCTGGGATACCGGACGCTGAAAAATTCATCGACCACTACGAACCTGATTTTTGGGCCAGCGCCAAAGAGGATATTATTGCCAAGGCGAAAGACGAAAAAGAGCAGGCCGCAGAGCGCCAGATTGACGCAATCGAATTACAGCAGAAATACGGGAAAACAGGATAGGGGGAGAAATGAAAGTAAATCAAATTGAGTTTGGTTATTACAAGTTTGCCGCCGATGATAGTTTTGACCTGAACACACTGAAAGGTTTGGTGCCTGTTCAGGAAAAGGGCGGTTCGCTTATGGCTGATTATGAAAACAGCGGTGCGAAAATACAAATCACTCTAAATCAAGAGCTTGCCGTGTCAGTGCAGGAAAAAGAGGCTGCGGAAGAGAAAGACATTAAAAACCAACTGGCAAACGCAAAAACAATGGAAACATATTACCGCAACCAAGCGGCAGAGAAGGATAAGAAAATTGAGTGCCTAAAGATGGAGCTTGATGCGCTTAAAAACGACGAAAAGGCTGACGAGAACGAGCCGCAAGCAGGATAGGGGGAGAACATGAGCCTATACGACATTCAACAGCAATTAAAAGCACCGAAGAACCAACACAATTCTTTCGGTAAATACTACTACCGCAGTTGTGAGGATATTCTTGAAGCCGTGAAACCGTTGCTTCAGCCAGGGGAAACCGTGACCCTGAGTGACGAGATTAAAGAGGTCGTTGGTGTTCCGTTTGTTGAGTCAACAGCCACTTATTCGGATGGCACAACACAGGTACAGGTGAAAGCACAGGCCGGTATCAACACGGAGCGCAAAGGCATGGACATTGCCCAGAGTTTCGGTTCATCTTCCAGCTACGCCCGTAAGTATGCGCTCAACGGGTTGTTCCTGATTGATGATAACAAGGACGCTGACGCTACCAACAAGCACGGCAAGGACGATAAGAAGCCGGAAGCAAAACCCCTGCCAACCAAAGAGCTCGAAACCGGCCTGAACGCTTGTGAATCCGAGTCTGATCTTACCGACCTGTGGAACGCCTGGGGTGACACTATTACCAAAGCCAGTAATAAAGATGCCATTATTAAAATGTTCACAAAGAAAAAAGAAGAACTGAAAAAGGCGGCATAATGGAAATTATAAACTGCGAACAAAGAAGCCCTGAATGGTTTGAAATAAAAGCCGGTGTGCCATCACCGTCCAAATTTGCAGAGATAATCACCACCAAGGGGTTGCCATCAAAACAGCGGGACAAGTACCTGTATCAGCTTGCTGGGGAATCCGTGGCTGGTATCCGTGAGGACTCGTATCAATCTGCGGCAATGCAACGTGGTTGTGAATTGGAATCGGAAGCAAGAACGGTCTACGAGTTTATGACAGGCAATCAGGTGGTCGAAGTTGGTTTTATTAAATGTGATACGGCTGGTGGTTCACCGGATGGGTTGATTAACGATGATGGCGGAGTTGAAATTAAATGCCCACTTATCAGCACCCACGTTGGTTACAAGGTAAGCGGAAAGCTACCAACCACATATTTTCAACAGGTTCAGGGTTATCTTTATATTACTGGCCGTCAATGGTGGGATTTTTTTAGTTATTATCCAGGATTAAAACCATTGTTGGTAAGGGTTGTTCCAGACAAAAAATTCCACGAAGTATTACATAACGAGCTTATCAAATTTAACGAAGACCTAAAAAAAACGATAGAGAAAATCAAATGACACCACCTAGAGGCTAATGACAAATGATATTTTCAGCAATAGCCAACATTAAAAACCACGCAATGTCAGCGCATTTCTACGACAACATAAACCGCTACCTTCTTACCACACAGGACGGCCCGTACCGTATCACAATTAAAAAGTACAAGAAGCAACGCACCGAACCGCAGAACAGATACTACTTTGGCGTGGTTGTGGATATCCTTGCTAAAGAACTTGGCTACACAAAAGACGAAATGCACGATGCCCTGCGTGATAAGTTCCTGAAAGTGGCAACGGATATACCGGATTTGTTCGTGATCCGCAGCACTACCAGCCTGAACACGGAAGAGTTTAACCAGTACATTGAGGAAATAAAACGGTGGGCTGCGACTGACCTGAGCATTTATATTCCCGACCCGAACGAAGAAGAGGAGGCGGCATGACAAGTTTTTTTGATAAATTTATGTTCTTTATGCTCGACAAGTTTGGGCAAGCTGTCACAGCGGGTGTTTTGGCTTTCATGATGAGTGTTTTTGTTTTTGGGTTTTTGGCTATCTTCCTGAACGATTTTTCAGCAATAGAGGTTATTCCAACATCTATTGCGGTTGGCGGCGGTACGTGGCTTGGGAACGCTATTGCCATTTTTTTATTTGAGAACAGATGATCTGCTACCGAGATATGACATTCTGCCCGTTCTACCTGCTTTGCAAACATGGCGTTACGTGTGAGCGGGCTTTATTGCCGGAAGTGTGGAAAGGCGCAGAAAAAGCAGGGTTGGGTATATCGAAATTTGCATGTAAACCGGATTGTTTTGAAGCGTTGTGGGAGGGAAATGATGAAAACGGTAAAAAATCTTGAGTGGTCGGTCACTAAAAATGAGCAGACAGGCAACACGCTAAATACGGTGTACTTGCCAGACGGTGCGAGAATAACTGTATTGGATAGAGAAACAGGATGGGGTGGAGGGATAAGAGACACAGAGACAGGGTTGCTCGAAAAAAATGGACGGTGGTGGTTAGCAAGTGGGATGTTCGATATAAGGGACTATCCAGACCATACGATTGAAGAAGCTGTTGGTATGATAAAAAAAATGTCCAACACGTGCAGGGGCAATAAACCATGAACCACATGCCTAAAGCTAAACCATACAGAGACAAGGACTACCGGGAGTGGGTAGCCACGAAGCCATGCGCTGCCTGTGGTCGAATCCCCACGAAAGACCGCCCCAACGTACCAGCGCATCAGAGCGATTTGGCAGTAAAGTATTATGCTCTAAACAAGTACATGGGCGGCAAGGCTATGAAGGCTGGGGATAACCTGATAATTCCTCTGTGTAACGATTGCCATGCTGGAGAGCATCAATCGGGCCGTGGTGGGCTGTACGGGGATAATCCTGATGCGTACAGGATGGCTGTGGTGATCAATTTGGTGACGGAATATTATTTAGAGGATGGTTAAATGAAAACAGACTGCATCCACTACAACGATTGCCGCTTGCCGGTCGAGCTATGCAGAGATGACTGCGGGCGATACCAGAAAAACAAGGCTTGGCAGGAACAGCTTTTGGATATCGCAAACCGGGAATACTACGAGCAAAACAAGGAGGCCGACAATGCCTAAATGTGTGCAATGCGGAAACGACAAAAGCCTAAAACGGGGTTGGACAAATTGCTGGTATTGTTCTGAGACATGCGAGAGAATCCATGTGAGCGCCGTGCATGGTAGCATGCCTGGTGCATGGCCGGTTCCTCGACAAAACTGGGTTCCATACAATATATCAGTTGAGATGTCCAGGCGATGGGAGGCCGATAATGAATAGCAACTGGAAAACGCCGACATCGGCAAGAAGGCTTTTCTGCCACATGAACGACGGGCCGTGCATATCTGATGCCTGCGCCTACTGGCTTTGGAGGCCGTGCGATGCCTGTGACACGGGAACAGTTATTAACAGAGATAGCAACAATTTAGTCCACACTAAATGCCAAGTCTGCAACGGCACCGGCACTGATGGCTCGGGTTTGGGGCGGTGCGGATTGGTAAGGGGGTAAAAAATGAAACTTTACTGCGATTTATGTGGAAAAGAGTTTGAAGTTGATTGCGATCAGGAAGATTTAAAAGATGGATATTTTTGCATATGCGACAGATGTGATAATGATCGGGAGGACAAAATGACTAACTGCAAACACGGAAACGGCCCGGACTGCCAGTATGAGCGGGATGCAGGGCGGGTTAAGGGTACGGGGCATGACAGGAAAGTTGAAACAACCGAAAGCGTTTTATTGAATCTGGTGAATGCTCATATCTTTAGGGTTAATCAACTTGCTGAACAGGCTGATGATGTGGCCTCATGTATCCCCGACTGGATTGATAAGCTCACAAAATCTTTAAGGAGCGAATTCGTAAACAAGGGTGCAAACTCATGTAGGCTATGCGTTAAATACCGCCCGGCAAAATGTGTCGGATGCCCCATATTTGAAGACATTGAAAACCCAACATGCATAGATGCGCCGGAAGAAAAGAAGGGTTTGATAAGCGCATATTCAGCAATCGAAATGATAGAATATTTGATACGGCTCGAAAGAAAACTGCGGACACACCCATTACTAAAACCCGACAAGTGCGCCACCTGCCGACACAGCTACGAGAAAAAGGAGGGATGATGAAACCGTGTCCGTGCGGTGAAACGCCTAAAAAAATAGTGATAGAGGGCGACGACAGGGCGAAATGGGCGAGGTGCTATGGGGATTGCTGCGGTGAATGGATAGTTGAATACCGCAACAACTATAACCGCATACCGTCAGACGAAGCGCAGACGCTTGCCGAACAAGCCTGGAACGATGCGCCGAGACCAGCCATGCAGGAGACTAAACACAACAAGTTTGCCATTGCCGCTACAATAGACATGATAGAAAAAGCGGACAAATTCGAGCTTGCCAAGTTGATACTGGATTTACAGGCAAAGCAACCACCCGCCCTGCCTGAGCCGATGCGGGATGAACAACCCAAAATCGAAGCACGGTTGACTCTTACCGGGACTGAAATATCTGACCTTGTCATGATGCTTGGGTTTTCTCCGTTGGTGTTCGATGAAGAAAACGATCAGCACGAACAGGAACTCACAATATTGAAATACGACGGGGAACATATTGCATATTTTACAGAATACCCTGAAGAAGGCCAAATTACGCTAGGCTAAATTGTTTGGTGGAATCAGGCGGTGGGGAGGAAAGCATGAAAATTAAAATGGTCAAAACTCTCGCCAGGGATGAGATCGAGGTGGTTGAAGATTGACAATGACAAGGAACTGAGAACACATGAGAAACTATCTATCATTCGGCGGCGGAGTTAACAGCGTTGCGCTCCATCTGCTCATGCTTGACCAGGGCGTTGAGTTTGAGTCTGTTTTTGTGCATCACGGCACCGACTGGCCGGAAACTTATCATTATGTTGCCATGTTCCAATGGTGGCTAAAGTCACAGGGGCATAAGCCGATAACTGTGCTGAGACCTAAAAAGTTCCACTCCCTGATTGATGAATGCGAAAAATATAGCATAGTACCAGCGCAATACCCACGGTGGTGTACTGCTAAATATAAGGTTGAGATACTGTATAGGTATTTCAAAACGCCGTGCTTTGTTAACTTGGGGATAGATTATGGCGAATCTAAGCGGGCAAAGATATCAACAGAAAGCGGAATAGAAAACAGATGGCCGCTTATCGAACACGAAATAGATAGGGACGGATGTAAGAAGATTATCGAGTCCCACGGGCTACCGATACCGATGAAGTCAGGTTGTTATATCTGCCCGTTCCAAAAGAAAGAGCAGTGGGTTGAGTTACGCCGAAAGCATCCATGCCTTTTCCGGAGGGCTGTTGATCTTGAAAAAGCGAACATGGAATATCGCGCATCAAAGGGGAAAAAGCCTATGTTTTTAAGCCCGTCTAAAAAGAGTCTGGAAACGATCGTTGATGAAAACCAGACATCAATGCTTGAAGAAGATCAATACCCGCCGTGCCAGTGCGGGCTGTAAAAGATTTGTTGAGGGGGCATGAAATTATTATTACTGCCTATAATATTATCAATGCTGGTGTCAATGAGCTTTGTATATACTGGTTTTATTTCCGGGAAGATCTACCAAAGCAGACTTGATATCAACACCGACCAAATCCGCCTATGCGTCTGGTACTACGACATTTGCCACGACAGCGCAAAAAACCCGAAGCACGAAGCATGGACAGATCATGGCAAGGCGCAGTTGACCGAGTGGGTGCGGGTAAAGTTCCCGGCTGGGTTGATTGATGACCTGCCGGGGGAGAAAATTAAGGAATGGGTAAGGAGAGTGAAGGGATGAATGTGTACCAAATTATTTATGACAGAGACACGGAAGATGGGCACATCGTTGAAGATGTTGAATATGTTGAAGCACGAACTTTCATGGATGCCGCAAAATACGCTTATAAATGGGCAGAAATGTATGAGCTGACATTAAAGTCAGTCAGGTATGCCTTAACGGTAGTTAAAACATTGCAGGAGGCCGACAATGGATAACTGCAAACACGGTAACGGCCAGGACTGCCAGCAATGCCAGTATGAGCGGGATGTGGCAAGCGGGTATCCAGAGCCGTGGAAGTTGTGGGTAAAATTATCGCGGCATCCTTTTGGATGCGCTGAATCAAAATGTATTGAAAAGCCATGGTTTGAATATAAGTCAAACGAATATCGCCGCCGCCATGACGCTGACGAGATTATCAAGGAGTGGGAACGGGGGCAGAGGAAAAACACATTTTGCCCTGAATGCGGATTCGGGGTTGCCGTTGACGAGGATGGTTGCTGCGTATCCTGCGGGGCAACGGCTGTTGGTAGCGCTGTTGATGGTTTTCTTGACATGATACAGCCAGACAAGTGCGCCACCTGCCGCCCCGCCCCGCCGAAGCCGATGCGGGAAGAGCCGGAACCGGGAACAGAATATTTTTGGTTTAATATATATAAAAAACGCGTTAACAAGGCAACATGGAATGAATGGATTCAGCATAGAGAAAGGCTTAACGCCTGTCTATGCCACACCACCAGAGAATCGGCCCAGGAATGGCTTGATTGGTGGAATGAGGCCGTGGGGAGGAAAGCATGAACTTAGCAGAAGATATTACGATAAAAGAGATGATTAAAGGAGACAACATAATCCAGGCATGTTGCGTATGCAACGACATAACAAGCAGGGGGCCTGAAGATTCTTTATATGCCTTTGCTGCTATTGGGTTCCCGTATCTTTTTAGCTATAGAACCGGCGATACAATAGGCCCTCTTTGTACCCACTGCTATGATTGTTTGAAGATAATCGGGGCTATAACAGACAATTACGAAGAGGTTAGCCGTGGTCCGAAATTCAAGAAAATACCCCATGAGTTTAGAAAATCAGGAAACACCCCACCTGTCGTGCATAGTGTAGGAGAACTGGTTAATGTTTTAAAAAGACTCCCGGACGATTTGATAATAGACCAAGACTACGACTCTGGTGGCGCCCAGTGCGTTGTTTATAATTATGGAGAGGACGATTGCCACCTGTGCTTTGAACCCCCGCCATTGCCGTAAAGGAAAAGCGGGTAAAGACCAACAACAGGAATAAGGGAGAATAACCATGTTAGTAAAAATTATGTTTTGTAATCATGACGAGAAAAGGTACGACCGATTTGTGGAATGCGATACCTTGCACAGCTTCAGGGGTGCGAACTCTTTTGAACTCGTGATGTACAAGAATGGGAAAAAGATCGAAAACCCTGATTTTCACTCACCTGTTCGGGCGCTGCTGATAGAGCAGGGCAACGAGATCGAAAGGTTTGAATTTATGGTCAACGCTGATTCGGAGCCGAAAAACCGGGAAGGCGCAATGCCACCCGAAAGCACGACCGAGGAACGAAAATCTGATGATAACAGCCTGCAATTATATGGGTAACTGGTGGAGGCGGCGGGAGTTGAACCCGCGTACATTGTTTTACAACTGCCCGTTATCATTATATATATTTCCAGAAAAAAATCGTGCAAGCACAAGGTAAACTGTAAGCATCTGTAATAACTCGTTACCAACTCGTACATTGAAAGGAGAATTATTATGAAAATCACAACCATTGGCACAACAGCTTATAAACCAAAAATGCTTGAGCATAAAATACAAATGGAGAAACAGGGGCATGAGGTTAAAATTCCGGCATTTGATGATATAGCCGGGGATGAAATAGTCGTATGTAACTATAACCTTGCGGCAATAAAGTGGGCAGACGAAATACATATTTTTTGGGATCAGCGTTCCGTGGGAACGATTTTTGATTTCGGGATGTGTTATGCCTTAGGCAAAAAAGTAAAAATCATATATCTGCAAACAAAAACATTTGCTGGGTTGATGGCAAAATATGAAAATATCATTATTAACTGACGCACCAAAACACAATCTTGCTCTGATGAAAATATCGGCATGGCATAAACAGCAGGGTGATATCGTTTTGTTAAATATGCCGATCGCACCGGTAGACTACACCTATGCTTCAACCCTGTTTGAAAAAACACGGTTTATCGCAAATGAGCATGGTGGCCCCGCTTTTGACGGTTCTCAATTACCGGCAGAAATCGAAAGCATGAAACCGGACTATAATTTATACGGACTTGATTACGCTTTGGGGTACACATTCCGACCCTGTTTTAATTCATGTGGATTTTGCAAGGTTCCGGCGATGAATCAGCCTGACATCAAACACCATTCTATTTATGAATTTTGGGATTCCAGATTTTCAAAAATCTGCCTTTTAAATAACAACACATTCCAAGACCCGCAATGGAAAGACACGTTTGAAGAGATTTGGGATGCTGGGTTATTCGTTATTGATGAGAACGGATACGACCTGCGATTATTGGATGATGAAAAAGCGGATGCCCTGAAACGGACAAAATGGGAAACCAAACTGCATTTTGCATGGGATCGGATGCAGGACGAACCGCTGATAATAGAAGGACTTAAAACCCTCAGAAATCACAAAATATCAGGATGCCGGATATATGTACTTGTCGGGTATGACACCACGGAAGAGCATGACATTTACAGATGCCAGAAGATAATCGAATACAAACAAGACCCGTACATAATGCCGTATAAGCGCAACAAATACACCAAGTCGTTTAAGCGGTTTATTGATACGTTCATGTGGAGAAAATACAGCACAATCAAACAAGCATGGGCTGAATACGCTTAACCCCAACCCGTAACCGTAACCGGAGGAAAGAGGATGGAAAACGATATTCAGTGTTCATTTTGTGGAAAAACTCTAGCAGAAGCGGCGATTCTTCTTGCAGGCCAAGCGGCTTATATCTGCAATGAGTGTGTTATAGTAGGCATAAATATTATTGGTGAGCAGTTTGACGAGAAGGTCAACGAGGTCGAAAGACTCAAAAAAACTCAAAGCGGAAATATCCGGGAGATATTTAAACAATATTGGGCTGGTGCTTAACCCCCGGCCCAGCGCCGGAAGGAGAAATTATGGAATGGATCAGCGTTGAAGAGCGGTTGCCGGAAAAATCAGGGCAGTACTGGTGTTATGACATGAACGAGGCCGAAATATCCGGCAGTTGCGCCCCGTGGGTTGACCTGTTTTCTGAGTCGGCAGAATCGTTTATCGGGATATATACTAATTTATATGGCGAATACGTTGTCAGGGCAAGCATATCAGTGACCCATTGGGCTGAAATGACCATGCCCGACCCACCGGAAGGAGAGTGAAATGGCAGATTACAGAGTTGAACCATATATGGATGACCAATACCAAGTATTAGAAAAAGAAGCAGGACATGACGAAGGATGTGGTTGCCCCGATGAGGTGGTATTCAAGGGAAGCATAACGGAATGTGAGGCGTTTATTCGTCTTAAAGAAAATGGGTATATGTAATTTAAAGCCTCGCCCCCTGCGGCAACAGGGCGAAAGGAGGACAAGCTCTATATGAAACCAGTAATGCAACAAGTATTAAGTTCAACTCACGGTGATTGTTTTAGGGCGTGTATGGCTTCTATTTTTGAATGCGATCTCAAAGACATCCCTGATTTCATGGGTGATGGAGAGAAGCATTTTAATGAGCGCATTTCAAAGTGGGGAAAAGATAACGGTGTGTTAATTCTTGATGCAACAATAGAAGATCCTAATAGCGATGAATACGAAGACCTATATTTAATCGCTATGGGTAAAAGCCCAAGAGGTCATTGCAACCATGCTGTTATTTATAAAAATGGGAAAATGGTTCATGATCCGCACCCCGAACGGTTGGGGTTAAAAGGCAAGCCAGAAAAATTCACGCTTATAGCATTGCGTGATTATTCTTTGTTGAAAATTCGTTAACCATGTTGCTGGCGTTAGCAAAATGGTCGCCACAAAAAAACGCACTTAAAGCCCCGGCCAGTGCGGAAACAGGGCGAAAGGAGAGTGAAGGATGAAGGTGTATCTTTTTATAGCGTTTTGTTTTGTATTTTTCTCTGCCGCCATTTTGGCTGTTGAGACATGGCAACATAAAATAAGAATAAAGGAAATCCGCAATAGCGGTAAAAAAACGGAAGCCGTGTTTACAAGAATAAACGAAAGGCTTAATAGAATAATGAAAGGACAAATTATGGAATGGCATGAAGGATACGGAACCGGACAGGTTGACGAAGTGGACAAACTAAAAACAAATTTGTTTAAGGAGTTTATCGACTCTCTCGACGGTAAGAACACCGGCCTTTATTCGCCGCAAATTGCGTTTATGGCCGGTTTTAACGCTGGGAGGAGGCTCGGTAATCTTGAGGTTCTCGACAGCACATTCAACATTAAAGATGCTGTTGCGGTCCCACAGGGGTTTTGGGAAGACATTGAACGGCTGGTTGGTGGTGTTAATAAAAAACCACAATGAGGAGGTGCGGCATGTTTTGGTACTGGATAATGTGGAATTGCTCTGAAAAAAATGGGGCTGTTGTTATCCAAGAAGAAGGACTTAACTGGATCACAACCACCCTATACATACATGCTGCTTTTGCAATAGAAAAATATATTGAATAGGCGGTTATTGTGTAATGGCGAAAGGAGGTGATGCCACGTGAAACGAGCCTATGCGCCCGACCAACCACCACCAACACCATATGGGAGATAACCGGGGGTCGCATCCGGCAAAACACGCATTGAATTAAAGCCCCGGCCAGTGCGGACACACCAGCCGAGGCAGATCATAACACCAAAAACGGGAGGGTATCATGATCAAATACATTATAATATTAATCGCTTGCTTGGTCAATGCTGGCTGCATCCTAACCACTAAGGTCTACATTCCCGAACCTGTCCACGTTGAGCAAATCCAATGGGTAACGAAAGGCGATTGCGTAACCAAGGCCAGAAAAGGCCAAATCCTGTACAACCGCAGCGGAATCATTTCCCGGCTCTGCTGTGGCTATGTGGGTGTGACCGGGAACCACTGCGCACATTGCTGGAACGAAGTTTACTGCCCCGATGATGGCTTGTGGCACCTGATTGACCTGCATGATAAGATGGGCTATGATGGATGGCCGAGGGATCAGTATTGTGAGTACGTTACAAGTGTGTACTGGTACGGGGTGCCGAGCATTTTTGAAATCCAGTTCGAGCAAAATGCGGATTGGTACGCACCGGAATCAGACATGGAGTTAATCAGCAAATTGCCGATGGGGAAGTGATATGAAAGACATGGATTTGACATTAGATAACGATGAGTCTTTAAAAGTTGGCGCTTATTTAGGCGAAATACCGAGTTCATTCGTGCGTATTTTAGTTTGTAAAGAGAGCGCAGATGAACTTTCTGTTTCAGTAGAGGTTGGCGAAACCGAATCGTTTTCATTTACCGTATCTGATAGGGGAAAACGATTAACCGTCGATAAAGACACTTATGTAAATGGAGGATAAAGCCCCCGTCGCTTTCCAAGGATTGGCTTGAAGGAGAGATTATATGAAGCCCCTATATAAGAATTACCATGAAGGATATTGGTTTAGCAAAAACGGGCATAAAGCATATATGCGTGGAGAAAAGCCGCTTTTTCTGTGGACAGCAGATAAAGACGATTTGGAAGAAACGGTAGCTCACCACATTGAAGAACACCCTGTTGATGGTCCACGTAGCGTAAGAATGGTTACCCGCTCTCTGGTCATGTTTTATAGGTTAAGGTAATGACTAAAACCTGCGGCAACTATCAATATTTTATAAAAGGGCAGTCTGTGAATGGCATTATTAATCAATAAATATGGACCATATCTTTGTTCGGAACATAAAAAACGACAGGATTTTTAAACCCCTTTGATTCTGCAAGTATATATACCTGAGAAAAATCCTCTCCATAAGCAATAACATCTGTGCTCTGGAAAGATTCTTTAGCGATATACTTACCAGAATAATAGTTTGCGTTACTATTAAACTTGTCCCAATATTTTTCAGGAGCACGCCCAATTCCAGACAATGGCTCTTTACCGTTTTTGACGTCTAATATTACTTGTCCTGTAAATGTGTTTTTGAAAGATTCGATGGCATCTGATATTCTTTTACCATAGGCAGCAATGTCATACTCAAGGCATTGCAGAACCCACCAACCATCCTCTTGCCTTAACAGTGTTTGTATTTTAAAATCCATAGTCATACCATCCATACTTTGCCTCCCCCGTTTTTTATCCCCAAATTTCACATAAACATTTTGACACAAATTGACATTTTTGTCAAAGTTTCCATGTTTTGCAAGAAAAAAATAAAAACCGGTTGAATTATACTTAACCGCTCAAGCACCATTTTTTCTCAAACTGAACCACTACCGAACCTTGAGCCCAGGAACCGACATCGCATTTTTAAACTGGTCCGGGTGACCGTCGTCCGTTATGTCGCCGGTCGCTATAAGCATGTCGTCTGGGTATCGCTCTTTGATCCAGGCAAGACGAACAGCAACAGCCTCGTTGTCAGCACTATGTCGGTGGATATGCAGATCGGATATGTGGATCAGGTTCATTCGTCCGTCATATCGACAATCTGCATAAGCGCCAGCAGCTTTTCCTTGTCTTTTACCAGGTCCGGAGCAACCGCCTTTAAAACGTCCATAAAATACCCAACCAGATCTTCCGGGTCAAGCTCTGAGGGATTGATCCTGCCCAGCAGGGCGTCAATCACCTTTACGCCTCGGTCATCCCATTTTGTTTCAGTCTTTGCCGCAGCTTCGGCAACTTCGTCAGCCACGAACGGCCACATGATCTGTAAAGCGCCAATAATTACACTCGGTGGAATGTGCATTAGATTTCTCCTGTTTTGAGTTGATGGTATAAAAGGTTTTTTCTATCGTCCTGGACCTGGCGCCACCATAAACTATCTGTCAATTCATAAGCGGCCATATGCCACTCATGATTTTTAACGGCAGCAATCAACCGCTTGAACCCTTTAAATTTACTTGATCCAAGATTAAATCTTAAATCAATCAAAGCTCTTTTTCTTCCTTCAGATATTGATTCCCAAAAATGAGGGCCGAAAAACCCGATAAGCCAATCTATCGCTTCTTTTAAATCTTCTTTGAATATGAACCGTGATGCAGCTTGACTTATGCCGTTGTTAAGGTTGTGCCCTACCCCAATAGTCCATATTTCAAGACTATCTTTATAAGGTTTTAATTTTTCGCCTTCATGGAAAAGTAGCTGTTCTTCAATGGTTTTGAAATTACTCATTGCCTGTCCATGCGCTGCAGAAGTCTTTTAATATCTTTAACATCCGTTTTTATGTCGCAGATATCCTCCCGCATTGACTTTGTGCTTTCCTCAACCCGGATGACACGTTCTCGATTTAAATTAACATCCGCGGACTTTGCATAAACATAAGGGTCAACCTGCTGCTGAACCCTCATATTATTGATAGATAAAATAAGCGGGATAATTATTGCTGTAACCAGCAAGACAATAACCCATGATGGTGGTTTTTTTAAAAACTTGTGCAGGCATTCTTGATTGGCTTTTTTGTCAACTTCTTTGGAAAGATCATTCAAGCATTTTTTATCTGCCTTTTTATCTACCTCGGCAGCTACGCCTGACCTTCCGTCAGGGCCATACAGCGTTCTGTGGTGTCCCATTACTCTTTCGTGACATTCCTCATTTGGACAGTCGCCCATGTCTCGCTCCTCTCAACCATCCGGCCAGTCTATGGGTTAATATTATCACCACCAGCCCCGCAAACACGGCAAATGCCGCAAGCATCACGGGTATTGGTAGGCGCTTATCGTTCATTTCAATTTCAGCTTTTTGATTTCTGCCTTGATCTGGTTGTCATTACCCACAAACACCTCAACGCCAGCCGGAAAAGACATCTCCTGAAACTGCCCGATGTCAAGAATATCCAAAACCCTAACTCCGTCATGTTTTAATATCTTGTCACCGATGGCAGTCTTCACCACCTTTGCATTTCCTCTTTGCTCAATTTTGCTCTGAACGCTCGCCTTGATTGCGTCCACTTTCTGCTTCACATCATCCGGCATCTTTGCCTGTGCCATACTTGCCATTGCCATAATCGCCATTCCTATGATTATTTTATTAACCTAAAAACACCTCGATTTTTGAGATTGTATTGGGGTCAAAGCCAGATTCGATTGATGTCCAGTTGCGGCTTGATCCAGATTCTGCGGCCTGGTCACGCAGTTGCAGGGCGTCGGTGCCCAGGGCGGTTACTTGTTTAACAGTAACGTTCCTTACTTTTAACGTTGGAGTTCCTATGCTCCTTATATAAATATGATATGATGTACCGTCTTCGGCTGTTTCTGTTCTGTACTGGGTATAAGTTCCGTTTGCATTACGATATGTATATGTAGGAGGACTTACTAGACTCCCAACCGCAACCATCCCAACTTGCCCTGCGGAATAATCATATACATCAAATTGCCATTTCATCAGCTTACCAACTGGAGATGAAAAAGATATATTATCATTATATATATTACCTGTTAACGCAGCACCGGCACAAGACGCGTTTCCATCGTTCTCGGTCCATAGTTCATTTGATTTTGTCCAAGCTGGAACGGCCGATACAAACGATGGAGCCAGCTCACTCCCCAACGCCTCCGCATCGTCCGCCCCATGCCCGTAGGCAAAAGCGTACTTGTCGTTTGTGCCATCGTAAGCAACTATATATTTAGCTGTCTGTCCTGACAGATCGGTAGCCGAGCTTCTTATTGTAGCATCACCATTGGCGGTGATTGCGTAGAACGACCCGGTGTTCTCCATGATCACCGTTGAATATGTCAGCGTCCATGAATCATCTTCAAGGGCCAGCAAGGAGGTGACTCCAGCAGGATTAGGGCTTGAATTGCTTCCGCCGATGTCAAGCGTACCGGCGCTAACACCATTTGCAACCACCTCCGCTAACCTTGCCGCCACGCTTGCTGACCCCAAACCACAATTGCTGATATCAATGGTGGCTAATGCTGTCTGCAAACCAAGATACGGGTATGTGAGATTGGGGTTGTCGCTTAAATCCAACGTGGTTAAGTAACCGCCCAAGGGGGGGAGAACCGTACCCATTGAACCGTTAAGGTTGTTGTTATTTAAACTGATCTCGGTTACGTGTCCGCCTGAAACAGTAATACCGAACCAATCGTTTACGGTTCCGGTCTGCAACCAATTTGTTTTATCTGTCCAAGAATCTCCAGATGTGCTGTTATATAGAGCAACAAGCGCATCCAACTCTCTCTGAGGAACGTCCAGCGCCGTTATACCAATACTTCTTAACGTTATATCTCCAGAAAAAGAAATATTATCAGAGACACCGGATAGCTGGATTTCGGATTCCCTATTATCGTTTAATATGTATTGCATATATCACCTAGAACCTGTAAGAAACGTGGAGGTATCCGCTCGTTGCTGTTGTTCTTATGGCCCTGAAATTTTTGATGTCATGCGGGTTTGACAACAACAGGGAATCACCACTTTTTAGTAAATGCCCTACCGTTGTAGTCGGGTCTGTACCGTCCATCCTGAACCGTAAATTACCGGACGCTATTTCAACCGTTACGAAAGCCTCTTGGCAACCCCTTGTTGGAGTCCACGCCGTACCGGTTCCCTTAATTTTTGATGCAGTAAAACCAATCGCCGTATCGGCAACCGTAATCTTTTCAAAATCAGTCGTTGTCGCCATTTCCATATCTCCTTTGTTAATAAAAAAGCCCTGCCAGTGCCGTAGCACCAACAGGGCTTGATTGTTTCAATACCCGTTAATCAACCTTTTTATGTATTAACTGGCCTTCAGTCTCCTTGCGATATCCCTCTTTGACGGTTTGAATGTCCGTTTAATGTACGTGTCAATGCTCTTGCTCGTTATCGGATTAAGGATGCCGAGCATATTATTTCGTTTAAGCCGTTGATTGTATTCGTACACATCAGTCATTATGTCGGCCCATTCTTTCTTAGTTTTCTTGTTCTGCGGCTTTAGAACAAAATCCTTGATGCGCTCGTTAATCTTTGACCGGCGTTCCTGGTATTCCTTTTCGATATTCTTTTCTCGCCACAACTGGCCTTTCTTTGACGATAATTCAGCAGGGTTGAACGACAACGCCCGTAACCATGCGTCAAGTGCGCTTGATTTAAGCGGTTCATTTCCCCAATATACCGGCGTGTTTCTGTGGGTTGTAACCCCTTCTGTGCGTTCCCTGTAGGCTTTAATCGGTGCGGCAAAAGCGTTTGGCAGTAATCGTTCAAACGCCCTGTCAAGCTCACCTTGACTTAAATCACCAATACCGTACCCAATATCCTTAATCATAGAACCCGGAGCGCCAAGAATTTCAAATAGATCAGTCGGAATATCCGTAACATTGACTTGCAGCGAGCCTTTAAGGTCGAGTCCGAGAAGGCCGAACAAGCCCTGCTCTGTGAATTTGCCTGCGTTTTCTCCAGCGTTTTCATACATCCACCTATACAATGCTTCTTCTGGATCGTCCTCGTCTTTATCCCATAATTTCAGGGCAAGGTTTACCATCTTCATCATGGCCGGTGTAACCATGCTGGCCGTTGTTCCGGCAAGGAGCGCCGGGGAAGCAATGAGCCATGATGCCGCCTTAATATTCTTTTTGTCCCAACCAAGCTCTTTCAGGGTGGCAAGGTAGTTGTGCGTAAACGTCTTGAACACATAAGCCGATTTAAGCACCTGTCCACCGATACCGGAACCACGGGCCAGTTCTGGATAGTTCGGCTTACCGTACGTGCCGTGCGCCTTGTCTGACACCTCTTTGGCAAGCTCCATCTGCTTTTCAAAGGATAGTTCAGGGCGGGTCTTTTTAATGCCGTCATACGCCCCAAGGATTGTTGCAACACGGTTTATCTGCTCAGTTACCCCGAACATTGCCATTGACGCATCAATCAGCCGACCGTACCCACGCCCGAACTTACCCTTGAGCACGTTGACCGCTTCCATGTTGAATTGCGCCTTGTGCCAACCCTTATCATAAATCCGCTTTAACGCTTTCTGCGTGTCTTCACTTACACTTCCGGGGTTCACCTTCCACGCCCCGTATTTCGTAACGGCTTTGGCTAACAGGTCAGGCGCACGGTGCAGGGGAATATCGGCGTATCCGTTCATGGTGGCCGGTACGTTCGTTACCAATGCCGTCATATTCACCGCAGGAGCTGCCAGACGGAACCCAAGGTATTTCAGGACTGCTACACCCTTGACGGTTCCCATAACCCTGTCTATGGCCTCATCGTTACGTAACATATCCTGCATATATTTGGTTGCGGATTCAAAGGCGTTCTTCTGCTTTGTAGCTGAAATTTTTTGTTCTTCCACATGGTCAAGGTAGTTATCATAGTTTATGTGGGCTTCACCGTAATGTCGCTTGCCGTCCGTGGTCTGATATCCTTCCTTTTTCATCCGGTCACGCCACTCAGCCCAGCTTTCCGTGGTTCCCTTCATGGCGTTTATCATCTTGATAGCCATGTATTTTTTAGCCTGTGCCGAAGCGGTGGATTGTCCTGCCCGTGCAATAGCTGTCAGGGGGTCTTCCTCGTACCCAGCCCATACGTTCTTTCCTGTCAACCGCTGCCTGTGGATCATGGCCGACCGTGCGCCACGCTCCTTGATTGTGTTTGCTAACTGCTCCGCAAACTCAGCGGCAAAGAGCAATTCAATATCGGCACTGTCAATGCCCTTTTGTAAGAACAGGGCTTTGGTAAGTTTCTTTTCAAGCTCTTTGGTATCAGCACCCTTAAACCGGAACCGTCCACCGTATGTGTATGATTGCTTGCCCCTCTTAAAAAATTCTTCATACTTGCCGCCGTAAGCCTCAACGATTTCTCTGCTTTTACCCTTCTCGACAATTCCCTTTAGAATAACATCGTCACCGTCTTTTTCAAGCGTAATGCCAATATCTTTCAGGGTCTTGGTTCGTGGGCTATCCACACCCTCAAGGGCTTTGTCCACAAGCTCGTTGATGGCAATGTTCTGACCGGCAAGGGCAAACACCGATTCGGGCATACGTTCGGACATTGTGATGGGTGCCACGGTATACCCTTGTTTTTCGAGAGCCATCCTGCGAAATGACGCTGTTGCTTTGGTGTCCCGCATTTCGAGTATCGGCTGTGCGCCCTTCTTGGTTGCCCTGATAATCCACTTGCCCTGATTTCTTGTACGCGGGAAGTAGTGCCCCCGTAAATCACCCATCTCCGCAAGAGCCACTTTCAGGTCGATCTTGACCGAATTGCCAAGCTCATCCTTGTAAGCGATTGCCGGTTTCCTGCCCTCTTTCTCATATTTTTCTATCAGTTCTTGGATTGCCTCGTAGCGCATATTAAATATGTTGTGTGAGATAGACCGGAAGGACACAAGCCCTTCGACCATTGCGTCACTAAAACCCTTCTCTTTAACGTCCTCCGACTCACGACTTACCGCCTCATTCCATATTTCGGTTTCGGCTTTTTTCCTGTCTGCCATATCGGTTTTGTCAAATGATATTTCTGAAATCTTTTCGTGTGTTAGTTTAGATATGGCATAATATCCATTTTTCTTTTCAACAACTAGATGGTCTATGTATTTCCGGTCACCAGAAGATACTTCTTTTTCTTGCTCTTTTATAATACTTCCGAGCATACGGTATGCCGCATCCTCAGATGTTGCCTTTGCTGTTTCGGTTAATCGTGGTTTAAGCAAGTCAAACTTATCGTCTTTTTGCTTCACCCTATATCCAACAGCGTCACGGTCACGGTTCAGCAAGTACGCCTGCAACCGCTTGTAGCTCATCTTGTCTTTCTTGCTCAAGCGTTTCAGGTTTTCGATATAGGAGATTGTTTCACCGTCCTTATTCTTCCCGTGGAACAATATGTTTGAGTTGGTGTTCTTATCGTCTACCCAGCCCAGCCCAGCGTCATACATCAGTTTTAAACCGGGAACCTTTGCGCTGTAGTGCGACATGAGGTTTAACATCCGGTCGGCAAGGGTAATGTCCGGTTTGGGTAATTTGAAATCCTGCTCACGACCAAGTATGCATTTGAGAATTTTCGGGGATGATTCGTCGATGATTTTCTTCATCACCGGATCGTCGGGGCCGAACTTCTCTTTGTACATGGCACCGAGTTTCTTTAGCTCGTCAGCGGGATTGGTCTTTTCTTCGTACAGGATATCCGGGTTGTTCCCGTCCCATGTGCCTCTGTTGAATATGGATTTGATTTGGGTGGGTTTAAGAGCAACATATGTTTTATCCCTGAATGGGATGCCGCTTGGGATTGGAGTATTATAATAAGCGGCTTTGTATATAACCCCATCGTAACCGCTGTCGAGAAGTGTTTTTCTGGAGATATCTCCTCTTGCGCTATCCAAAATATTAGAATTTATAAATTCCCCGACAAAACCGTTTTGTTTACTATTACTATAACCGAAAAACGATTCTCCTTTTTTGCCCATCTTCTCCGCTATCTTCGATAACACCTCATATTCTTCTGTCCCTTTCTGTATAAGATTATTACCGGAAATATCTAGTGGGTTTTCTATTGCTAAATATACAGGATACACTCCCCCTGATGGCTCATCCGTTTCCTTATTGAAAGAAAAGCCAGACGCTATTTCTGCTGATTCCGAAAAATGCACACCAAATGGGATTTGATTGTTTTTGTTGGGGGATTTTCCTGTTTTGAATGTCGTTTTTGTAGCGTCGGCATCACCCCTATACACCACCAGCGGCTCGCCATCCTCGTCAACAACCTTGCTCTTGCCAAACCATTTCTTAAAGGCTGCGGTGGCTGTGTTGCGCTTTGTCTCGTTCAGGGGTTCTGTGCTATCTTCTCGCCCCTCCGCTTCCCGTATTGCGTCCAGCTTTTCCCCGTTGCGTTCCAGTAGGGCTATCTCGTCGAGGACGGCTTGATCCCATATGACGTAGTTATACGATCCTTCGCCCTTGCCCCTGCTCATGCCGTCAAGGTATCGGTTGCCGGGGATGCCGATGGAAGCGAGGTATTTGGAAGCGGCCTGATCGTTTCGGGAATGGTTCTTGATTGTTTTATAGATAGATTCACCCGTATTTTCATTGCCATATTCTTTATCGAACCATTTAATCGGGTTTGTTATATCGTCAAACCCCTTCCATTTGGCAATCTTTTTTATGGCCGGTTTTAGCGCCTTCTTCACATACTCGCTCTGCTCACTCAGCGGCTTATCCCAATCCAGCAGCTTCGGGATTACGGAGTCGGGGATGTCGAGCTTGTAGAGGGAGCCACGAATATTTCTAGACTCTACTTTTTTACCGATGTATGGTTTTATCTGATCGTAACTCTTTACAGCATCCTCATATTTCTTTTTAGCAGCAGCAGAATCAGGGTGCTTCTCAAGCCATCTCCCTGTATATTCTTTTCTTTCTGTTAATTGATCAACTAGGTTACTAAACGGCAACCCTGAATGAGACACCCACCGTAAAATATCAGGTGGGCTTTTAACCTCTACCCCATCAACAAAAATACTAGGTTCATTAACATCAAGATAGTGTTGTGCAACACTCTCCCCATCCGCACTATACCATCCCCATCCGTAAGCCTGCGCCCCCTCTCCCGTTCCTATCTTGTCCAGCCGTGGCCTGCCGTGCGGGAACCCCTTTTCAGGAGGCCAAACATGGGGCGTACCGTGCCATACCGTTTGGAGTAACTTGCTCTTAATATTCCTGCCACTCTCCTGCCCCCTCACATTCCCCTTCTCGATCTTTCTCAGCACACCACGCTCAGTCAACTTGACTAATCCCACCAGAGAGTCCACAAAGTCTGCTACTTTCTGGAGGATTCGGCCTAACTTCGTCCCCCTGTACTGCTCTCGGTTAGCCAGATTGGCGCCTATCCACCTTGCCCTCGCTTCCCATCCTTCCCGTGTTTCCATGCCCGGACGCTTTCCTGTGGCTCTGCGGACAGCCTCGTTAAGCACCATCTTATCGCCCTTGTTAATCAGGCCGATGTCCTCAAAGAAGTGGCTACCGATTTCGTGGAACACGGTTTCTAAATCGGAGGCTTTGGTGAATATGACTTCGTGGTTCTGGTATTGCGCTGTGCGTACTGCGCCGGTTGGGGATGTGCCTAAATTCAGCTTAACCTCGCCACCCGTGTCTGTCAGACCATTGATGGTCAGCACCTTGCCGGGAGCGAACTTCACCGCCACGCTTCCGTCATCGTTTATCTCTACGGACTTGCCTTTCATGAACGGGAGCTTTTTAAGCTGGGCTAGAGAGATGCCGGAAAAGTCGGTTACGGTGGGGGATTCTTCAAACCGGATATCGTCGCTGGACTTGTCAAATCGATCACTAAGGGGGATGACATCGCCTGCTTTAGCCCTACCCTCTTTTACTGCGGCATCGCCCTTGGTATAGTAGGTGACGGGGTCGGCTGATTTGATTTGGGAGGGGGAAAGCGGAACATAACTTTTCGGGCGAACATCCACACCGCCTTTTATGTTCGGTTCTGCACCCTCGTCTAAAATAAGAGAATCATATTCAGGGTGTGTTTCTTGCAACCACTCTTCCAAATCAACAGAATCAGTCCAATCGGGTAATCCACGCTCTGACAAGGGCGTGCCATTTCCGTATTTACCTAAAAATTCGTCATTGAATATTTTTAATTCTTTAGCGTTACGAGTATCAAAGGCGTTTCCGAGACTTAAAAAAACCTCATATGTTCGCTTATCGGTCGCATCCTTTAGTCCCGATATCCCCATACTAGAAGCGGTTGTTTCTTGATATCTGTCTGCGTATCTTTTGTCTTTACTAAAATGCGACAATGGATTAAAAACCGTAAAACCACCACGCCAAGTCCCATGATACGCTATTGTATCATACCCCGCTTCCCTCGCCGCCTCGTCCACCATCCGCTGCAATTCTTCCCGGTTCGCTTCCGGGTCTTTGGCTAATTCCAGGTATCGGGCATCACGGGAGGTGGGGCGCTCTTCGTAGTACGGCTTATCCCCAGGCTTATCCATCAACTCCATGCCTTCGGGGATTAGGTCGGGGTAGTCTTTCAGGACTTCTTTGGGGATGAACTTGCCTTCGGAGATGGCTTTGCGGATAGCCTCACGGTGCATCCCCTTTATATTAGATTTTTTCGTTCTTGTGGTTTCTTCTTTTAATAGTTCGCCATATGTTTTTCTCCAGATTGCATGGGGGCCGTCAGAATCCCATCGGCTATTCATGCCAGAATTATATTTTAAAATATGATTACGCAATTCATCCGGCAATGATTCCAAAACACGCATAGGTATTTTAGCATCACGGGGCAAATTGCTTATTTCATTATAGTATGTTTGCCTCCACGAGTTGATTTGCCCTTCGGGTGCTTTCGGATATTTCTCTAACTTCTCAGCCAAAAACTCATCAAGCGTCATTTCAGTAACGTTTTTTAGCCCTATAACATTCGTAATGTTATCGTTCTTTTTTTCGTTACCGTTCACCACTTCCGCTTTCTGCTCGGCCTTGGGGGCGGGTTGCTTGGATTCGGGTACTACTGTGGGTTCAGGCGCTTTCTTCGGCGCAAGTTTAGCCTTGGCGGTACGCTTCTTTAACGCCGCACGTAAACCGGCTAAATCCATCTTGGGGCTTTTGGGGGTGTCCGTAATCAGGTCTGATACGGTATCACGTTGCTTGTCTGTCAGGCTATCCACGTAGTCATAGTATGCCTGAGTAGATTGCCGCTTGTAGGGCTTTAACGTGGCAAGGTGGGATTCTCTTGGGGTCGCTTGCGGGGTTTCTTTGGTATCACCTGCAATTCCCTCAACGCCCTTCTCAACTCTTCCGGTTTGTCCTTCAGGTGATACAGTCCCAGCCTCTTCAGCCTGTTCTCTGTACTCATCGTTAAACCCTCCTTCTTCCTTTAGTGCTTCAACTTCAAGGTCGGTGTCCCGAATCCAAGCATCAACGGCGGTGAAATCCTTTTCGTCCTCGATCTCGTTTTCTTTTCGGTGTGCTTCAGCCGCTTTTCTGTATTTGTCAGGAGAAAATTGCCTAGCCGCAAAAGTAAGCCCTGTGCCTGGATTTCTCCCCTCTTTGGTGTGGGGTATGCTATCAAGGTTGTTGTCTTTAATGTACTGCTTAACCCGTGGTGCAATTCTGTCCAGAACATCATCAACCTGTTCCTCTGTTGCACCAACGACCGTGAACCCGAACTCATCACCGCCCTTTGTGGTGAATCCGATTTCCACACCCAGCTTTTCAAATTCTTCTCTGGCAATATCGGCCATTGCCTTAAAGTACGGGTCGGCTCCGGTCTGCCCGAATTTCTTATTAAGACCTCCAAGGTTGTATAAATCGCCCTCGACGTACACCACCGGCACGTTGTTTTTTTCTGCTGTTTCGGCGGCGAACTCTGCAAGGCGTTTACTGGCATATTTCCCCTCCATCATTCCGGTTACGGGGTGATGGTTTACTATCGAAACCCTCCTGTCACCAGCTTTCCGTTGTGCCAACCTTTTTTGCTGTTCTTCCTCAAATCGGTCGAGTATAGAAGGCGTTTCCTTGCCTGATTCGATTGTCTCAGAATCGGCTACACCTGTCAAGCCTTTTTCGTCCGTAGCCACCGTATCGCTCTCAGGCGGCACGATCTCCGTTTCAGGCTGTGCTTGTACCGTATTGTCCGGTTGAATAACGTCTGCGGCCTCTGAGGAAGTAGGTGCGGGAACAACGGGGGAGGGGGAGGTGGGGGGAGGGGTTTCCGTTGCTCCACGCACGCTATCTTGCCTGATGGTATCCGCAAATGCCTGACGTATTTCGGGGCTTACATTCTCGTTGTTGAGGAAGCCGCTTACAACTTTGTTGACCTTCTTTTGATCGCCTTTATCTATCGCCTTTTGAAACTGATTGCGGAACTTGGCTATTTCGAGCTTTTCTTTTTCCGGTGAAACGGGCACCTCTTCCTGCTTACCACCAACCAAATCAATATCATCACCCACAATCACCGGCTGACCGTTCGCCCGTGCTTTCTCGGCGTGTTCCTTAAAGCTCTTGGCAAGCCCCTTATCTATCTTTTCAACCGAACTGGCCACGGTGTTTACAACTGCGTTAAATTTTTCATCAGATGATTTCGGGTCGGAAAGCGTGTCAACAATATCTTTTCTGGTCTGGTAATTATAGGCAGTACCGGCACCGCCAAAAAGCAAAGACATGAATATGGTCGGCCCGATGATATCAAGAACGTTCTCTTTTATGCTTCCCGCATCAACTCCGTATTTATTTGAAAAGTACGTTTGTGAAGCCGCCTGTCCTGCTTCCGTGGCAACCTCACCAAAAATGGTTTTACCTATGCTCTTAATCGCTTCTGCTGGGCCTAGCTTGGATGCTATTGATTTTACAATACTGTTTTTTATCGGCTTAGATGCGACACCAAACAGTTTCAGGGGGATGGCATCTTGCACAACCTCTCCACCGGTTTCAATAATACCCTCGATATTGGCGAGTTTAAAAGCGGTTTCCTTGTCCACCCCCTGCCGGATTGCTTCACGGTATTTATCTTCTGCCGAACCACCGTAAAAAAGACCACCAAGGGTAGCAAACCCTGCGGCAACACCAGCAGGGCCACCAGTAGCAAGCCCAGCAATAAGCGGTACGGCTGACTGTACGGCGTTTTCCGGCCCTGTAGCCATCATGTGCATAGGAGAGTACCACGGGGCGTTCTTTGCCTTCTCAGACATCCCTATGACCGGTTCAAGGCGTTTCTGCTGAGTATCACCAAAACCCTCTACGGCCTGCCCTGCACCCTGCAACAGCTTCCTTGCGTAGTCCTGAATGGGGTTCTCGAACCCTTTCGGCGTCAACATCTCATCCGAAAACCGTTTCAAGAATTGCATGGCCTTACCGGTCTGTTGCGGAATTACCGTATTCCACCCACGGGAGAAAGACTTGGCACCCTCTTTGGCTAAATCCGGCCCCTCGGTTGCGATATAACCAGCACCCTTCTGAGCCACCATTTTTGTAAAGTCGGCGGCATCAGACACGAACGAGCTTTCCGGCATCCTAAAGTTTGTGTGGCGATCCGGTATCTGCTCTTCCTGCGGTGCCTGCTCAAACGGATTATAGTCCACCGGTGTCAGCTTCGCCGTGCTGGTTTGTGTTTCAAATGGGTTGTGGTTTACCGGAACAAGAATTGCCATCTATTCGCCTTCCACCAAGTAAAATTTTCCGTTTTCTTCGTAGTAATACTTCCCATCCGGAGCTTTTACGGCGGTAACTGTTTTGCCACCATCAACGGTAACTTGTTTCTTGGGTGGTGATACCTGTTCTGTATTATCTTGCTCTTGCCGTGGGGTTTGCCCCTGAACACCACCTTGGAACGCTCCCATATTCAATAACCCAACCCCATCATGCTCTGGCCGTTTATATTTGCTTGGGTCAAAACCGGTAAGCATCCGATAATAACCAAGAGTTTCTTTTGCGAGGCCAGCAAGTTCCGGGTCATCACCTGCAATATACCACTTCAGCAATTCATATGGATTTTGAGCCGTTGTTCCGGTGTCAAGTCCAAAGGCGTAATCGCCAGCATCTTTTTTGGCAAGCATTTTCATGTTTATATTATACTTGTCGGAGATTATTTTTCTTTTATCTTTTTGTGCCTGATTAGCCGCTTTAGCCTGTGCCGCCTGATCGTTCTGTGTTAATCTGGATTTATCGTATTCAAGTTTATCTTTCTCCAACGCAAGTTGATCTGCATAATATCTCTGCTTGTCGGCGTATTGCTGTTTCTGTAGGGCGTCATGTTCCCGTTGTCGCTTAAAATCTTCAAAAGCACTTGCCACCTGGACAATACCGCCCATATCCTGCGGAGAAAGATTATTCTGCTGTGCAAACTTCTGAATACCCTCTGGGGTATAATCCCCCTGCTGAACAAAAGCCTGACCGAGTTGGCGTATCTTTTTCTGTTTCAGGAAATCGGCAACCTGCTGGATTCCACGATTAGCCGCTTCCTGCTGATATTGAGAAGCCTGAATTAAAGATGGAATTACGTTCGCCATGATATTCCCCTAAATTAAGCCGGACAAAATATTTGAAATACCCCCACCGTTTGATATTCCCGTAAAAAGGCTTGCAAGTTGACCGGCACCGGCAAGCGTGTTTGTCGCCGGATCATATACACCTGTGCTTGTGGTTGTTGGTGTTCCGTATCTTAACTGATCGTTCTGAGCGTTTAAGCCACCAATATAATTTAAGTATTCATTCTGCGCCCGATTCGGAGTGTACGCATTAGCAACCTGATTCTCGATTTGCGCCAACACTGTATTGTTATTTGCCGTTGCGTTGGCGATGTCGTTCAGAGTTCCAGCCCAACCGGTCATGTTGTTTGCGGCGTTTCTCTGTGATCCGGTCGCAAACTGAACCGGCCCACTCAGCCCAGCGCCGGTAAGATTGATTGGTGCGGAATTAGCCAACCCGCCCCAGCTATCCATCAAGCCCTGTATTGTCCCGCCGTACTGCTCGTTTGCGGCGTTCCTGTCACCGGTAATACCTGAGAGAGCGTCTAGAAGCGCCTGATCATTCTGTTGTGTATAGCCTATGTCCTGCGCTATCCTGTCACGGTACGGGTCAATTGTCACCCTCTCACCAAGCATTGCCGAAGCGGGTCCTGACATACCACTTTGGGCCTGCACCGAACGCATATATTCTTCAGCACGAACACGATCATTCGGGGTGATGTTTTTGGGGTCAATTCCAAGCTCTTTGGCTACATCCGAGTTTTTCTCAATAAACTCGTCGATGCTATATCTTCGATATTCATTCCCGCCAAACAGGTATTTAAGGAAGTCGTTAAACATCTGCTGCTGCCCAGCATCCCTTGTTGCCGCTGTGCGATCTTCTGTGTTTACCGCCACAGATTCACCGCTACCGGTCATATTATCCCATGTGTCTGATATGAAACCGCCGATATCACCCAATACACCCATGACAACCTCCTTAATATCTCAACATTCCAGCCATCAATTCGTATGGTGCGAGCGGGTTCTGAGACTTGGAACTGCTTGTGCTGGTAGAAGTCCCTGATCCCGTGCTTTCTTGTGCCAACTGAGCAATATTGCCGAGAATGTTCGGCAACTGCATTTGCGCCGCATATTGTGCTAGCTGAGAATTAAAGCCCTGATTCGCTATATCCTGTGCCGCCTGATTCTGAGCGCCAGCAAGGGCGTTTCCGGCCACATTGCTGTTTAACATGCCCCGCTGTGCCAACTGGTTTAATGTACCCTGAAACTGATTCGGCCCCATTGCCTGACGCATAGCATTAGCGTACTGCCCCTGAATGGCCTGCCCCATATTATTCACAACACCGGGAAGGTTCTGCCCTGCCGTGATAATCGGCTGTTCCATCTGAGCCGCTACGGGTCTTTCCCAGTTTATACCGGCCTGACTCTGGTTACTCGAACTGCTGGCCGAGTTAGATGAGCTTGTGGGGAACAGGTCTGTGGGAATGTTAAACCCAACCGCTTCTGGTGTTTTACTATTACCTGTAATCCAAGACATGATTTCCTCCTATGATATCCACCATAATATGCAAAACCCCGAACCCCCGTTCCCGCCGTTATTGGAATCGGCACCAGCGCCACCCGTGCCACCACCTGAACCACCAGCGCCTGAGTTGGCCGCAGCATTGGCACCGGCACCCTGAGAACCGTCTGCGCCATCACCGTATGAACCGCCACCACCGCCGCCGCCAAAATTACCGCCTGTTGTAGTGCCACCCTTGCCGTAGCCAGCACAACCTTGAGCGCCGCTCGTTGATGTCCACCACGTTACGTTTTTTATCCCGCCTTGACCACCTCCTGAACCGCCGGAAGAGCCACCGTACTGACCAGCAGCGGAATAAGGGTTATAGACGCCGCCTCCAACACCGCCATCAACACCCGAAGTAATACTACCACCCTCTGCTGTTATCGTGGTTGTACCGTCTGTAATAGAACTGTCTCCACCGGCAGTAGCAGCCGCACCACCGGCAATGCCACCGGTACCACCTACGCCTATTGTGATGTTTAATGTAGAAACCCCGGCGGCAACAGGGAAAATGCCTGTGCGAACCTGGCCACCGCCGCCACCGGGGACACCTTGCGCCGCTGCACTCGCATTCCCGCCAGCGCCGCCACCGACGAGCAAAAACTTAAACCCCGTCACGCCTGCTGGGATAGTCCACGTTGCGTTGGTGGCCGGGAAGGATTCTGATTGAATTTTAGTTGTTCGTGCAGTTATCATTTAAGCCACCCAATATAAAATGCAGTAACCATCAGCACCGGCACCGCCATCCTTAACCGTTGGGCCAGCAGCCGCAGCACCACCAGAACCACCAGCGCCGGTATTCGCAGAAGCCGCAGCGCCGTTGTCGTTGGCAACACCGTCCGCACCGTCACCATACGAACCACCTCCAGCACCACCACCACCGGCAGGGGTAGTCCCACCCTTACCGTAGCCGGGGCACCCTTGAGCGCCATTGGCAGATGTAAACCAAGCCTGACCGCCCTTTCCGCCCTGACCGCCGCCTGAACCACCGGAACTACCACCGTACTGCTCTGCGCTGTTGGCAGGATTGTAGGGGCCACCACCGGCACCACCGGAAGCGTCTGACCCGTTCGATCCAGAACCGCCCACGCCGCCATTAGCTGTAATGGTCGTAGTCCCGTCTGAAAGCGTGCTATCACCACCGTCACTACCAGCAGCACCGGGAGCACCACCGGCACCACCGGCACCACCAGCACCACCAGCACCTATTGTTATGGCTAGACTTGTGGCGCTTGAATCGACAAAAAGCGTTCCGGTCTTTACTTCACCGCCACCGCCTCCACCGCCGTCAAAGCTGCCGTCAGTTCCGCCGCCGCCTCCACCTGCCGCCACAAGGATATACTCAAATGCAGATACACCAGCAGGGATAGACCAAGCCGCATCGGTAGCAGTAAACGCTTTTGCTTTCGATTTTGCTGTTGAAGGAGTTAAACCCATTAGCTTGTCACCTTCTTCTGGCCCTCAAGAACAAAGCTCAACTTGTCCGCTGTGCTTGCCTTGATTCGGATTGTCTCTGTTGCATTGGCGTGGATTGACAGTTCTATTGTGTCGTTCGCCGCAACCGCCCTGTCGTAAAACACCCAATCGTCACCGTCAGCCGCTACGTCACCATGGCCTTCCGTGGTATGAGCTACCCGACAAGTCCGGTCGGAAGAATCCTGGTTGCAAATTCTCAGGACAGCATTGATTTCCGTGCTTGCCGGAACAGCGTAAAGCTCCGCTTCGTCCGTATTGGCCGGGCATGAGCTTGCCAGTTTGCAGAATGTGTTTGTTATCGCCATCTTGTCGCCTCCAATAAAAAAGCCCCACTACCATCCGGCAGCAGGGCTTGAGTTCTTCAATACCCGAATATATGGTTCAACGCTTAGAACGCTATGGAACCGAAAAACGCCAAGTTCTCAGCATCCCTTACGAGTTTTGTCATGTCGGTTTCAAGGGTTGATATGCTTGTTGTTAATGTCGCAATCTGGCCCGTTGATTTGAGGGATATGGTCAGTGTTTCATCGCCACCGTCATTACCCTCGGTCAGTAAAATGTCGGTATCGCCCAACAGCTTCCCATTGAGATATCCCGGCGTGGTGTCGTTGGCTGATACGGGACAACCCGTACCAACCGTCAGGGCGGCTATGGAATCGTCAACACCGTCCAGCCTTGTATCGAGGTCTGATTCACCACCACGGGCGGTTTCCACCTCAAGCGCAATAGCGAACAACTCTGTCATATCGTCGTTGGCTTTTTTATATAAAGCGTCTTTAACCGTGTCTGTTTTTAATATTGCATCTCTGGAAACGGCAGTCATTAGTAGCTCAACCTCCTGTATTTAAGGAGTATTCCATTGTTGTAAATCGGATACCCGGCCATCGTGATACCATTCACTTCAACCATGACCGACCTACCGTTAAAATTGATGTACTGAAAAAGTGGGGCCGCAAGCTCTGGATCGACAAGAAATAAAGCATCCTCAACGTCCATAATCGCTTCATCCACAGTCAGGTTATCCCGTACCGCTAAAGCAATTGTCGTGCTTGCCGTGGTCGTTCCATAGATACCGTTGGTGTAAAAATCCATGTTGATCGAGCCACCGCCCTTAATGCTGGTCGCAATCTGCACCTCATTGAAATTGGCGTGGGTGAACGGCAGTTCCATGTATGCTGTTCTCAGAATGGGTAAAAGCTGGATTGTACTCATATCTTTATAATCGGTTGCATCCACCCTGTACAAGAATCCGTCAGACGCACCAATCAGAAAATAATTGCCTGATTTACCAAAGCACTGAGGCTTTAATATCGTCCTAATACATACGCTCGTTGTGTCTGGATCGCCGCTCTCGTCCCTTACATATACCGTATTAAATCCAAGGGTGTCATTGTCCCCGTAATCCCATTGGTGGTCTGTAAGGCTTCCTGCGGTCCCCTCAGATGACACTACACCGTTGATAGTAATGTAATCCGGTTGGGCATCAAACCCCGGATCATTCCCGTCAGTATCCGTATAATAATATTCATTCGTACCGCTGCCCGAAGCAGTCCATTTGCCGTTGTCGGAATTGCTTAAATTGTGCTGATAAAGCTCGTACTCTGCCCGTGGGTATCGAACTCCGCTACCGCTTGGGTCTTGTGTGGGATGTTTGGTGTGGATCACAACAACCCTGTGATAATCCATGACAAGCCACACCTGCCCGTCAACAGGGTAGTACCCTGCTACGGCTGTGCTGCTACCCCAATAATCATCGAACCGGTCAGAAACGGGGTCTGTCTCTGCCTGCGCCCGTAAATCGCCATACTCCTGAACACCGGATATCGGCACAGCACCTTCGTTTGTGAAATACCAGATATCGTTTACCGCATCGGTCAGGGTGAGGTGCGTACACCACGGGCGCTGGAACGTAAGCGATTGAACATACTCGGACGGAGAACCGCCAGAAATTGTTGATAAATATGGTTGGCTTTGAGTGCCAAACACGTATAGGTTTCCGTAGAACGCTTTTAACCCGCCGACCTCAAAGTTGTCATTGTCGCTATCAATCATACCGATGTAGCCGCCACCGTCTGTTGTTGACCAATCGAGGTGGGTGAGATTTCCGTACCATACATAGCCTGGGTTATCTGGATCACCAGCCACAAACGGGCGCTTGTTCCAGATTTCTCCGAACTTGCCCTTGGGCGGTCTGCCGGGGCCGACCTTTAAAACAACGTCTTTCGTATCGTCTGCTTTCCATGCGCCATCATTGTAATACGAGTCACCACCGGAACCAATATTGTAACAAACCAGCTTGACGTAGTTGGCACCATCACCACCAGCGTATTCAATCGAAGCGTAGTAGGCGGTGCTTGGTGACATTTCAGTTGTAACGTCTGCCGCTAAAAATGTGGCTGTGAACAGCGCCGGGGTTCCCTCTGTTATATCGGAACAGGAGCAAAGCGTTTTAGTTGCCATTGCCGCCCCGGTCGTGGAGTTTCTTAAAACTGCACTCACGCTACCGGACGGTGAACCTGCCTTATCCAGATACACACCAATCGTTGTTATCGGTATCGTGTATCCGCTGTCCCATGCCGGTGTAGTGAACTTTTTTGCCGCCTTGGTATTGGTCCCGTTACCGACCGCAAGAAAAGCGTCCTGAGTCAAAGCCGTATCGTCAACCATGTACCCGGACGTACCAGTACCGCCGTCATAGCAAATCTTAATGCTCGTCACACCGTCGAGGTATTTGATGTAAGACCCGTCAAACAACAGCGCCACACCGTTGTATGACATAATGGTGGTAGCCCCCTCAAGCGTTCCGATTGTCGTGGCTTCAAGGTCTTCGTTCAGGTAATACAGTATATCGTTGGCATCAACCAACAGCGTATAGGTTGTACCGCCGATATTTACTTCCTCACAAGTTTTTACCGCCGCATTATTGGTTGTAGCAGTTGCCGAGTATTTTATAATCGGTGGCCTACTTACCAAACCACCACCCTTTCTAATTTTCCAGTTTATGAGCTTGGACGCTTCAGTCGGGGCGATTCTGTCAGCCGCAACATTAGTGTTAAGCCCGTGCCGAAAATCGGTCAGCGGTAATGTTTCGTATTCAACCTGTGTTTGAAGGTTCTGTTTAAACATTAAAAATCCAGCTTATGCCTTACTGGTACGTGGTTCCTTCCGACAACACGACCCATCAACCGCTCCATAAAGAAGTTGTATATTGCCGTGTCGGGGAAAACATTGACCTCGTTCTTCTTGTGCGCCAGGGTTATAATCATTTCCTTAATCATGCCGTTGAACTCGTCGTTGTACGGCATATTAGCACCGGTCGCTAATGCCGTGGCACGCTTGTCATAGTATGTTACCACCGTGTAATCATCGTCAGCCTCACGGTCGAAAATCATCTGTGTACCGACTTCCGTAAAGTTGTACGGTATGCCGGTTCCAGATATGAACATTCTCTTACGGTAAAGCTGTTCGGCGTTCGTCTTGACAAGCTCGGTCGTGCTGATCCATGCCGACCGGATCAGGAAGCACCCGTCAGGGATTGAAGCGTAATCGTTTCCGGAACTTAAAGACACATCAGCCTCGTTGTACACCCAATCAGACTGCATAGCTGACAACACGTTATCAAGCTGAATCAGCGCACGGTTGGCGTAGTTGAATAGCTCCGCATCAGAGTACATACTTGACTGCGTATCTCTCAGGTCGTAGCGTACTTCTGTTAATACAGCGTCAGTCGTAGCCATGATTATTTCCTGAAAATTAAGGCAGATACCTTGATTACACCAGCCGTGATTGCGTCATTGGCTTTTACGTCCAGCGTATCGGCAGACGAGACAACCAGCGGGGTTGCGGACTGCGGAGCCTTGTTGACCGTTATTTCAATATCGTGTTCCGGCAAATCCAGCCCACCGCCCGTGTTGTTCACGTAATGAACGGCAACCCAATCCTTGTGGATAACCTCACCGGTCAGGGTCATATCGGCAATGTCAATGCTCGGAGATACGGAAACAACATCACCATATCTTGCGCCGGATATCTCAAGCTCGTCAGTATGCTCTGAGCCGTCATAGACAAGATACGGGTTCCATGTCTTTGTGGCGTTCAGGACAGCCCTGCTATGACCCTCAGAGTCCACCAGAAGCTCGTTACCGAAGTAATCAACGTCATCACCATACCCAAGGTCAACGGACGCATCCGCTGTACAGGAGGTTTCTACGTCGATCCAGGCGGCGAACACAACGTCACCGACAATAAACGGTATCACCTGAAACACATCGCCAGCCGCAGCGTTCGTTGTGCCGAAATAAATCTTTTTCTCAAACAGGCGTAGACCCGTCGGGTACTCCCGCATCTTCGTCAGATTTACTTGGTTGTAAATCATTTCCATTTTCCTTCCACATTTTTAAAGCATTTTTCGTATGCTTGTCTTCTTTCCAGTTTTCTACAGCCTGCCGCACGGTCGCCATTGAGGACTCACAAAGTTGCTCCTTCGCCACCTTGACAGACTTATCCTTATGGTTGCAGATATACGCACTACACATCATCGGTCTGTTGTCGTATATGGCGCATCCGTTTTCCGTTAGGTGCCGACATGGTTTATAGAACCGAACGTGCAAAACACCACTGGCCGGATTGATATAGAATTGCTCACCACGCTCTATCCAGAAGTCCACCACTTCAAGGGACAACATGGTGGTGGGAATTTCGATATACTCACAACACTCCCGGCACTCGATACAGTTTTTCTGCTGTTCTGTTTTATCCAATTTCAATGCCCTCCCCTTTGTAAAGCGGATTAATATCTTCGTAACCAATGCAAGCGCCAACTTTTTCAATGGTTAGCCTTTTTGTTAAGGCTAATCCCCGAATATTGTCATGCACCGCTTCAACCACTTCCGGGTCAATATCGTGTTTCACCTTTGCCCTTGCTCGCATAATGTCCGCTTTGATTACTGATAAATCACCGTCATGGTAATACACACAGTGGGGGTACAGGTCTGTATCTCCAAGGTATTCAGCAACGGTCTTGTCCTGGTGTTTCCATGCCCATTCAATCCAATGGGTATGTACTTGCGCTAAACATTCAGGCGTCTGGCCTTTATTGTTCGGCGTGTAGGTATCAACAAGCGTTTCAATTTGCTCGTCTATTTCGTGCTGTTTCTTGGTCATTGTCCAGCCGGGGGAGGGGCCGAGTATCATTTCATACTCTGTGCAGGCACGTTTCAGGATAACGCCAACATCGGGGCTGATATGCTCGTCAACGGCTTTACGCACAACCTCATAGCACTCCCGCCCCTCATCAAGGCTGTTATTGTAGAAATAACCGCCATACAACCTTGGGGTGTAGTACCTGAGTTCAATTCCGCACTTTGATGGCCTGCCAAGCGATTTCTCAACATCAAGTAAAAGAAAAAGCTCTTTCAGCGTCCGTGGGCTTACAACAACCTTCCAGCACTCCAAACAACGTGGGGGAACATAACCAAATGCGGTAAATTTACAATTATGATCCAGACCACACTTCTTGCTTCGCAAATGCTCAACATGGTGCCACGGGGTATCGACACCAACCGCATGGGCAATTTTTTTATAATTCCCTTCGTAAGACAGGTAATACCCACCCTGTTTCAGCAAGGGGTGGAGAGTGGTGATTAAATCTTCATCAACACACTGGCTGTAATATGAACCCTTAATCACATTACGTGCGTTATAGATTTTATCTTCCACCGTTAGCATTGAATTACTCATTTAAACCTCCCTCGGTTTTTAGCCTTCGTAGCCATAAAGAATTTCACCAGAGTTGGTTTTGAAAAAAGTACCGCCTTCTTCCACACAGCAACAACTACAAGAACGATACTGCGAAGATAATGGCGTACCTATTTTCTCTACCGAACTTGCATCAAAAACCCTTGTTCTCCCAAACCAACCGCCTGGGACAACTAGTGTTTTTAATCCCCATTCTTTAGTAAGCTTTTCGTTCATTTTTCTCTCCTCGGTTTTTGGTTTCCCTCGGTGATAAATGCGTTGGAAGAAAGACCGAGGAAACTTTCTTGTCGGGCAAAGCCCTATCCAACGCATATTTTTACCGATCAATCCTATATGGAAAGACGAGTAGGTTAACTATTCAGGAACCTTCCAGCCGGTAGCCGCAACCTCAAGAACGCCAGAAAATTCGCCGTCAAGAGAACTGGCAGCAACACCAGAAGCACCCTTGCCACCGGTGACCTGCAAGGTAATGTACCCGCCGTAGGGGAAGTACATACCAATCTGCTGATCACCCGCACCATCGGCCCAACCCTGGTTACCACCCGCAACACCGGCAGACACCTTACGGATAGCCGCTTTGGGGGAGGTTTCGGGATCGCCCGGAAGAGCAAGCACAGACGAGGTGTGCATTTTGCTTTTACTCAGGGTAGCCAACGCAAACCCGTCCGCATCGGTCGAGGTGGAGGATTTAGAAGCCGATTTATAGGCGATAAACCCAACGCCAACCGTACCGGAACTGATTGATTTGCTGTTACAGTTGTGGGTACAACCGGCAGTACCTTTCGGGGCAACCAGAAACACACCGTCGATAACAGAGCGTTCGGGAACCTTCAGCAGCTTCAGAACATTCATGACCTTGTTGGTCAGAGTCGGAGCTGTGACGTTGCCAAAGTTGATCCGGTTTCGGGCAACAAACCCACCTTCACGGGGAGTGACCTCGTTCGCAGCAGCCGCATTCACGGTAATTGATGTGAGGTCGTAGGTGGTTGCTCCACTTGCTGTAAAACTTACTTGAGACATTTCATACTCTCCTTGGGGTTACGATCCCCGTTGTAGGCCCCTCGGTTTGGGTGCTACGATCAACCCGACCTGTTACCGGCTAGTGAGCGGCGCTGTAAGCAGTCATCACCATGCAGCCGTAGTTTTTGGAATTGTACTGCGTGGCCTTGACACCAAACACCATGCCAGCCGCAATACCCTTTTTGTCGTTGTAGTCACGAATGTTCTCAGCCCATGACATCGGCAGATCACCCAGCCCACCACGATCCATCTTGGCGTATGCGTTTCCGATAGCGAACGCACCAGCCTGGCAACCCAGGAACAGATTACGCCTTACCGTGCCAGCCGTAGCAGCGTTGGCAGAAGACAGAATCCGGTTGGAGTCGAACAGGATGATGTTGTTATAAACACCGTTGGCACCGGAAAAAATCGGGTTCTTCAGGCCACGCACGTTGGCGTACTGCTGAATATCCGACCATTTGATTGTGGCAGAACTGTTGGTGCTTACCTTGAGATCGGTCATGGAATAATCGTGCAGGACAGCCACGTAATACTCGGCACCGTCAATCTTCGCCGGTCGAATCATCGGGGAAATGGTACGGGCTTTTTCCTTGGCATAGTCCAAATCCATGAGATCGAACTGATCATTGTCACTCAGGTTGCCTTCGTCAGTGGCAATCGTACCGGTATGGGACACGTCACCACACACAATGTAATGATCAGTGTCCGGATCGGCACCGGTATTGCTGGCGTGACTGAACGTTGTATCCCCACACAGGGAACGGAACATATAGGTGTCCAGCGTGTCAGCCCACCAATCGGTCAGGTTTTCTTTGGCGTCTTTCCGCATATTGTGGATGGTTCTCTGCTGACTCATGCGGTCGAATGTGTGCGCCTGCCGAAGCTGGTCGATGTTTATAGAATCCTGGTAGTAGACCATCGGAGCTTCGTTGTCTTCCATCCAGTTGTTTCCGGTAACACCGGAACCGGCTGTTTTTACCAGCAGGTCGTACTTGATCTGATCACCGGCGCTCCTCTCCAAATCCATGTGGCGTGTGATAATGCTTTTCTTGTCCGTACCGAGAAACTTATTGATGAACGTACCCCGGATAGACTCACGGAACGTCATCTTGGAAAAAAGTTTTACGGCTTGGGCATCACTTGATGCGAACTCTGTTAAAGCCATTTCTTACTCCTATTCACTCAAGGAAAAGGCGGCTCTTTCTATTCGGTTGAAGTCCTTGTCGGGCATATTCAGGAAGTCCTCTACTGACATGGAATCTGCAATATCGTTGAGGGTTCTCCCGGTTGACCCCTTCTGGTTCTGCTGGCCTGAAAGATTGCTCGCTTTACCCTTGAAAAATTTAAGGTTTTTACCGTTTTGATCTTCTTTGCCTGTTTGTTTCTGCGAGCGTAGAACAGTATCGAGAGCTTTCTTGACCTTGCGTGGTCGGTACATTCCGTTCGTGCCGACTGTGCAGGCTTCAACAACCAGATCAACGTCGAGGTCGGGGAACGCCGTAGCGAACTCCTCCCCATAGTCTCTTTCAAGCAAGGACATAACCTCGTCAATACTGGTCGTCTGGACGGACAAACCGTAACGATCCATAATCTCACCGGACTTGTCGTCAAGAAACTTGTAAGCCTTATGGACGTACTGAAAAGCAGCGGGGTAGTTTTCGTTCTCCCCAATAACGTTGGATATGATGCTTTGGTTCTTACTTACCGTTTCGTTCTGAAAGCTTTGGTTTTTCATCCCGGCGATTTCTTTTTCCAATCTGGCAATTTCGTCCTTCGCCAAATCCTTGAAATACTTTGCCGGTACGTAGGCGTCACCGTTCTCGTCAAACTCAACTGGATATCCGTCCTTCGTGGTCACACCTTCAACCGATTGCTTGGCGGCATCGCTTACCATCTGCTCACGTTGCGCCCGTGCTTCCTGCATCATTCCCTTTAACTGGTCAAGCTGACTCTTGAGTTCCTTCCGTGTCTGCCGCTCGTTCTTCTGAGCGTGGTACAGCCCCTTGTTCTCTTTTTTGAGAAACTCAAGCTCCTTAACCAGGTCATCGACGGTCGGTTTAGCCGGTTTTTCCTTCTCCGGCTCATTGTCGGTCTCTTTGGCTTCTTCAGCTTCATCGGCCAATTCAAGCTCTTTGGCCTGCGCCTCTAAGTCCTCTTCTGACTCGTCAATTATTTCGTCCATAAGGTCTTTGATTTCTTCGCTCATTTCCTGTTCTCCTCGTTTAGCGCCAGTTATCGTTGGCGTGTACGTTTGCGGCTTTAAGCCGAGTGTTTGCGGTCTGTGACCGAGTTTGCGTCCGTTCTGCTGGACGTTGCCTTTTCTGCGCCCGTAGGCGAAAATAAAAAAAGCCCCAAGGTCGTAATGACCAAGGGGCTTAGTTTTTCTAATACCCTAAGTTATCTGTTTTGTTTCTTTACTTCTATCCGACGTTGTTTCGCAATGCGTCGGGCTTTATTTTTCTCCCATCTTTTTTCAGCGTTGTAACGTGCTTTTCCCGGTCTTCTCGCCTGCCGCCCGTGTTTACGGTTCTTCTTTCCCTTTTTACGGGAAGATTTGGGGAGCTCAAGTACAGGGATACCCATGACTATCACCTCCTTTCACTTAGCTTGGCTTAGTCATGGCTACCTCCTTCCATATGCACGTTACATTATTCATTCGCTACCGATCCTCTCCATTCAGCACTGCCAACACTACAAATATGCCTTCCGGTGTAGTTTCATTGGTTACCCTCCTGTGGGGGCTTCCTGCTCACGGTCTGGTTCATGTGAACCGGAATACCGTTATTAAACTTGACCACGACTTCCCCGAAAAACTTAACTCGGTAAAGTTCTTTGATCTCGTTCAATAACCATACCACAGATTTAGGCATTATTTAAACACCTTTCGTTTGCAATTCCCGAATACCGAATTTTTCCCGTCCTCGTATTCGTCGAAATCCTTGCTCCATTTGATTTTGTCGTAGTTCTCTTTATATTCCTCTGAGGGTTTGCGCTGATCCTTTCCGTAGGTTAGGCTCCAACCATAACCCTTTCGTTGTAGTCTGCGTGGCATTACATTACCCCCATTTCTGGATATCTCTTTCTAACCGCATCCTTCACCCTCTGCTTTTCCTCCGGTGTGCCGAACTTCTTGGCACGTTCCAGTGACACCCGTGCTATTCGCTCATTGCTTATCGGGTACGCTCTCTTTTCCGGTATTGCAAAGTCGGTGCGCTTTTTGTTTACGCCGGATAGCTGGTTTAGTACGCTCATTAATTCATCTTCGCCATACTCGCTGGGCCGGTTTGCTCCTGCGGTAGCTGCATTTTCTGTGCTGACAGGAATTGAATAAACTTAGCTAACATATCCTGATCCTGTAACTCCAGCTTTGCCATGTCAGCCGTAAAGTCGTACCGGTCTGATAGCTCTTCCTGTTGCAGTTTCTTGAGGTCTAATAACCTCTGTGCAGCCTTATCCTGTGCGTCAATGCGTAACTTATCCTGATCCGTCTGGAGCTTCCCTGCTTCGATCTGACGGCGCTCTGTGGCGTCCTGAACCTGTGCCTGAATCGTGGCCTGTTGCACCTGCATCTGCATCTGTTGTTGCTGTTGTGCCGATTGCTGAGACTGCTCTACGAACTTGACCCATTCAACTTTATCGCCCTCTGGAATATCCAACCGCTCAATAACCGTCTTGGGATCAACCGGGAATCCCTTGCTCATCATATCCATGAACACCGCAAGCTGGGCCATCGTCTTGGTCATGTTCGTTGGGGATTCTTCAACGTCGATATTGTATTTCAAGTCTTTGATGTTTCTTATCGGGGCAATGATGCCGTTCTTAATATCAGCTACCATCTCACCCCTGAACTGATACCTGTCTGACCCGCCAAGTATCCGCTGTATCTGGGAGTTGGGCATATACTTCATGATTATGGCGTAAATTCGTTTGGCAAGTTGCTCCTGCATCCGGTGATGATTCTTAAATATTTTTGCCAGCATGGTAAGTCCCTGTTGCTGACGTAACCGGATTGTCACTCCTGCTTCCCCTGAGTTGTGGGCTACACCGAGTAAATCGTTGTCGATGCCGGATACTTTCTTAATTAAATCCTTTGCTTGTTCGTGTAGCTGATACGCACCCTGTGGTAATTGAGGGATTTGCTTTGGCATTATCTTCCCACCAGACAACGCACCCGGATTAACAAACGTGTCGGCTCCAGGTGTCCTGATTGTATCATCCCATTCTTTCATATCGGCAATAGCGTCCGTTTCCACGAAATTGCCGCCCTGGTGCTGTTGCAGGTAGAGGTTCAACGTCTGTGACCACCGCTTATTAGATTCACGCTGGGGGTCGATCATGTTCTTTACAACGCCATAGTGGGAGATGTTACCGGACGATTTATCCTTATAGCAGAACGCCCCCACAATCGAGAACCCATCGAACGGTATCGGTGAATCGCCATCGAACAAAACCTTATGACCAGTAAACTGGAACCACTTAACCTTCTTGTCTTTAATAGTTTCGTACTGGAATCCAGGAATTGCCGCTTTTAGGGCTTCGAGGTTGTCTTTATCGAACTCCTCCCATTGCATTGTTTGTGGGTTCATCCCGTAATACCTGTCATACGTACACCAGTATTCCTTATGAACAATCCTGATCTGCCCGTTTGACCTGTCGTAATATCCCGTATCAATGTCAGTGCTGTACTCGTCATCCTCAGGTGTATCCACCGGCAACCCAGAATCATCCTCAATGTTGTCAATATCGGTTTCCTCAAAATCACCGAACGACTCACCGTGGATGATATCGTCCATGTCCTTGATGAACTGCGGGTACTGAATCGCAAAGTCCTCGTATGTTACCCACTTGTGCCAGTAAATTTCTCTGGCATCGTCCAGGTCATCACCCTTGAAACTTGGAGAAAGTCGAATCTCGGACGGCATGACCGACACCACCGGTATCTTAATCTCCCCCGGATGGTTCGGGTCTGGTGCAATATCGACCGCAAGGAATCCGCGCCCTGTGATTACAAAGTTTTCAAAAGCGTCATCTTCCTTCATCTCAATATCTTCTATCTCGTAAACCTTGTCTTTGCAGTCGTTTATGATATCAGCAAGAAATCCGTCATTTGGTTCCGTGGCCTGCGCCTTTACCTCGATTTTATTTTGCTCGTTTACACCCTTTATCAACTCAACTGTCGGCTGGATCATGTTCGCCGTTAAGTCCGGCCTGCCCTGCTCCTGAAGTATGTGCCGCTCTTCTGCTGTGTAATGATCACCGGAATAGAACTTGTACGCCAGTAGCGCCGACTTCTGGAACGATCTGTCCAGCGCCACGGCATTAGCAAAACCCTTGCGTGCCTTGTGTAGCTTGTCGGCCTTACTCAGCTTATCGAACGGCTTATACTTGCCGCTGTTGTCGATCTCTGTTGATATCAGGTCTTGTTCCATGTTTTACCCGCAAGCTCTAAAATATTCGGAAAGACCCCCACGGCTCCCAAACAAACCCTATGCCTCCTTGTCCGCATTATCCACTTCCGTTACGCCGTACTTGGCCCGGAACGCCTTTTTGAAATCTGCTGAGATACGGTCACCCTTCATGGCAAACCTGACGCTCGCTTGGGAATACCCGATTGACTGAGCAAGCTGCTCCATCGTCAATTCGTTTACCTCTTTCACCTTCCTGATTTCGGCAGACGTAAGCTCCGGTGTTCCGTCGTCCTCTTCTGGTTCCGGTTCTTCCGTGGCTTCGGGTATCTGCTCGACAACCTCTGCATTATCTTCGCCATGGTCGATTTCCGGCGTGATGTGTACAAAGTGTTCCAGGTTTACGATTGCTCCACTCTGAAGCGTGTACGATTTTCCCAGCGCCTTGGCCCTCTGAGATACCCGCGAAAAATCATCGTCGGTTAATTTTATTTCGTGGCCGTTTACTGTTACAAGTGTTGCTTTCATTTTGCCTCCTCGGTTAATTACACGTACTAACCCAAATCACTCCGCGCACCGTCAAAAGTGCGATTGTTGAGTTTTTTGGGTAAAAAATTATCATGTTGTTTTTATTGCCTTTTGTCTCTATCTCCCACGGGCGGGAGACTCGGTTTTTACGCCGCCATCCAGCCTACTTTTTTACGCCGCCGATGACTTAACATATCCTTGTTAATCCCTGCTGTTTCGTTCAGCATATTGTCTTTGTTTAATACCAAATACCGAAGCATATCAGCACCATGCGAAAACTCGTTGTGTACCGGCGAACCCACCGAGCCTGTTTGCCTGCTCACCTTGCGCTGATACCGCTTGAGAACCTCTACAAGCCGATTTGAGTAGTTGGTGTGGTGAAATCCCGGTATCTTCGACTCTTCCGGCCTTTGATCCGCTGCGGTACGCTCTATATCGAAATAGATTTGATGAAAGGCCAACCGTGTTTGTCGGATTCCCTCTTCAATAGTGGAGATAACCGTTTCTTCCTTCGGTTGTACCTGCCAGCCAAGCGCCTTGATAATGTCTGCCGTGCTGTTTCCGTTTGCTGAAAGCGTCTTGGCAAACCCGTCATGCGGCAGAAAAACCTTGCCCCAATTATACCCCCGTGTTTCTATCTCCCTGAAAAGAGTCGGTATTGTGGTCTGGTACGCTTCCAGGTACTCGATAATCCGAATCTCTGATAAATGCTTTTGAACCAGCCCAACCGCAAGTGAATCCTCCCAGCCTAAGTCTAACACTATGTGTGTTTTTAACATCGGGTCGTTGGGTATGTTACATATGCGCCGGTTTGTCTCTGCATCCTGTATCTGCTTGAAATAAATAGCACCTTCTACTGCTGACCGGCATTTACCTTCCCAAATATGGTCATAACTATCCGGGTCTGTCTCTTTGCAATGCAGGCGTTCCCGGTCGAGAACTTCTGAGAACCACGGGTTATCCCGCCAGTTCATCTCCACGTTGATGCAGTCGGGCGGTGGGTTGATCGAGAACCGCTGGTGCGTTTCGTCTGATTCCAGGTCGGGGTTGTAACTCACCCAAATCTCTGAGCCTTCTTTACGTATCGTCGGTATCAGGATGTCCCAGGATCGCTTAGAAATCGCCTGCCCTTCTTCCACCCAACACACATCATAACCCTCGAAAGACTTGATTGTATCCGCTGTGAGAGATGACAGACCGGAGAACGTGAACTCTGTGCCGTTTACACCGATAATCTTATCATACTGAACCGTGTATATTGATTCTAAGCCAAGTAGCTGTATTTGATCCGAAAGCAGTTTGTGAACGGACTGCTTGATTGACATCTGAACTTCACGAGTACACAATACCCGAAGCGGCTTTTTAGCCCCAATGATCAGAAGCGCACGGGCGAATGACCACGATTTAGCCGATCCTCTGCCGCCACGGGCAACCTTATACCTGTGTGAACGGAATAAGTATTCAAGTTTTTTGGGAATTTGGGCTTTAATCACTTACCAGCCTCCACAAATTCTACCGTGATACCGATGGGTTTCCCGCCTGGACCGGTGACCTCTGCGTCAATCTTGTCCCGCCACCTGGCCTTTTGCCTGTTACGCAACCACAGAGAAGCGGCTTGTGTATCAGGGGGATAATGCTTTCTCATTTCAGCATATTCCCAATGGCCACCGTTCTCATCGTGGACCCACTGGGCTTTTGTTTCCGGGCAGGTGTAACCGTTCGCCCGATTATATAGAGATTCAGCCACTTTAGCGTCTGCAATCTCCTTGCCTTCTTTGATGGACTCCGAAAATTCAGTATGCTCTTTTTTCCACAAATTGAATGTTGACTCAGATACCCCAATAATATCAGCCATTTCTCTGTCTGTAGCGCCAAGCAACGCCAGCTTATAAACAAGCTCTACATACTCTTGCTTATAATCAGTCGGTCTGCCTGCGTTACTTTTTTTAGCCATTACCCAGCCCCATGGCGTTTTTTATCGCCTTCCTGATATCCCCTTGAGCTTCGTACACCGATATTTCCGAATCAACACCGTAAGCCATCTCAAACGCAAAATTCTCAATGTTTTCCTGTACCCAATCCAGCAGCACCGAATCAGGCACATGGTCTTCTGTCTGCCTGAATAGTTCTGCTCTACCCATTATTCCCCATCATCAACAATAGAATGATTTCCACACCCCGGCTGCAAAACCAGCAACCATTTTTGTTTCCATGTAATCGTCGTATTCTGTTTCCTGCGTAAAAACCAAATCGCCGTTCTCTTCTACTTCAACATCAACGTTAAAAAACTTTGCGTGTTCCCTCTCACCATTACCTGAATCATAAAAAACGTTGTAGTCACTCATACCAAATACTCCCCCAGCTTCATCTCCAGCGCCAAAGCACAATCCATTAGCGCATCATCACTTGGCCCATCTATATCCAGCACCTTGTTTTTGTAGTCAAAATCCTTGAGCCAGCATTTATGATCTTGGATTATCGTGGTGATTACGGTCAATATTACGCCTTCGTCCATGTTGCATTTAGCCATAACAACACCTTGTGTGCCTCAAGCATCTAAAACCATAAGAGTAAAAGCAATTGGGGGAGCCGTAAATGTTACACAAACCCACAAAAAAACAATTACACCCGGTTGCACGCCAAACAAGGAACTTAACAAAAGAATTGGGTGCATAATGATATACGCCGCTACGATTGTTTTAATTGCCTTATCCATCGGTTTATTAATATCTCCCTGCTTCGTCCAACCGGTTTTTTGTGTATTCTTTGCTTATATACCCGCCGGCGGGGCTTGTCTGCGTGTTCTGCGGTCGTGGTTGCTGCTGGCTCATGCGCTGTAGCCATGCCAGGAACATTTTCATTTTGCTCTGTTCTTCAGCTTGCTTTTTAGCGGCTGCGTTCTGCTGGGCCTGCTGCATTTGAGGGTTCAACGTCTACCCCTTACCTTGCGGTCAATGTGATTGAAATTGCGTGATCCCCTGGATTCGATGAATATTTGCTCTATTTCTCCGGGGTAAAAAATCCTATCGCACCCCTCCGGCATCTCCTCGTCGCCTATTTCAGGGGTTTGTAGTGTGCGATAGTCATATTCAAAAGTAATTTCTCTCATGTATAAGGGATAGTACCACAATATATTGTGCCTGTCAAGCATTTTATTGTGTTTTTCGTGCTTTTTACGCAAAAAAACCACAATATGTTGTGTTGGGGGTTTTAGAATTGTGGTTTGATTATTTTAACATACCAAAAAGCTATATGTTGTGGTGTGGTTCTGGTTTGTGTTCTATATGTGGGTATTTTTATTTTTTTTGCATTTTTTTATATTATTTACTTGACAACACAAACAACACTTGTTATATTTACAATCAAGATGAGAACAAAAACAAACAATCAAAACCGGGAGGAAATTATGAAAAACTACGAAATTAAATTTGGGGTCTGGGAAAATGGAAGCGGTTGGCAATGTCACGATATCGCTGATCGGTACGCCGATACGTTTGAAGAGGCTGTTTGCACGGCCAACAAAATGATTTCGGTTTGCGATGGCATCCAAGTTATTGCAGACATCACCGACATCGAGACAGGCAACTGTAAAACAATCGGATGGTAAAAAGGAGGGCTAAAATGGATCACAGGTGGAAATCAGAAAAAATGTACGAACATCCGGCAAAACACCAAGCTGGAACCTACGGCAACGTGGTATTATCTGATGCCGGTGTCTACTGCCTGCAGGTTGGCGGTGGGATTATGTCATGCCCCCAGCCGTGGGCGGCAAAAATCCACGCTGAGGAAACGGGGCAGACTTCGGCAGCATTTACCATCCGGCACATGAGCCAAGATTTGCGCAGGAAATTGGCATCTGAGGCAGGAGCAAGGGGAATCAATATGGCCGATCTGGCGGTGGAGCTTATCGCCGCAGGGCTTAAAACCAAATAAGGAGGGGATTGTGAAAAAATCTGAGGAAAGAAAAATTATTTTCAACGCGGTTAGAAGTGCTATAAACGATTACCCTGGCGATGATCTCACAAGAACGGAAGCGACACGGGCGGCAGCGTTAATCGCGGATCAAAACGGCGTAAATGTACAAACGGCGCCGTATTTGCAGGATATTTTTTATGAAGCACTCGACAAAAATGGAATTGACGACTAACCCCACACAGCCCCGGTTCAGGCCGGGGCTTTTTCTTCCCCAAAAAACGCCACTCTGAACCTACGCCAACAACACACAAAATCACCACTCCGGCAAAAAGATACGCAGACCAATTTACCCAACCTGAAGCCGCCACGGTCATTTTTTCTTGACAACTCAACCTGATCCAGCGCACAATTTGTAAGGAGGGCTGCCATGAAAAAACCGTTTACAAAACCGCTATTCTCGAAAGGCCAGCACGTTAGGTTTAATGGACAGGTGGGTGTGGTGATAGAACCGATCTGCGACAAACGAATGACGTATATCGAACAGGTAGGAACCGTCCATGTACCGGTAATACTGGTACAGCTTGATAATGGTGAATACCGGCGAGTCACACAGACGATTGCACGATTAGCCTGACTTGGCAGGGGCGGCAGGTATCGAACCTGCGACAACCGGGATCAAAGCCCGATGCTCTCCCTCTGAGTTACACCCCTTTATTTCATAGTCGAACTCTTCGTGCGTACTAAACCTGTACCCACAGCGGCATTCATACTCACGGTTCAGCACGTTACCGATGTAGGTATAATTACGTGGGTTTAGGCATATAGCTTGACATCTACGGCAAATCATCTGCTCTCCCCTTCCCAATCCAGCCACACCCGATACCCATTGTACCCGCCTACCCGATCCCAGCACATCAGGTGAATATCCAGCGTGTTTTTATTCGGGCATCTGCCGTCTACAAACCTGCATTGTGTTATAAACCAGTAGTTAAACATGGCTATCTCTCCTTATCTCTCCAGCTTTGATATTCTCTTGCGAGGTGTTCCGGCATCTTAACCGCAACATAATCCTTTTTTGACCGGATGTGATGGATCGAAAAATCATGAATCACACACTCAACCACCTCGTCACCACCACTCAACCGTTCCGGCAGTTCTTCGCCCTTAATCTCTACGGTGACGTTGTGACCGTGCAACAAAGAACCCTCAATCCACTTGTAAACCATCCCATTTTCTCCAACACAATGCCACCGCCAACGGCCATCATCATCCTTAAACCTACAAATCGCTTCACCACGGAAAATAACCACAGCACCTTCAACACCGGTTACCCTATCCCCTGCCTGAAAATCTTTCATTTCTCCTTCTCCTTCCTGTTTTTTTGCTCCCAAATTAACCGCCTGCGCTCCGTATCCGCTTCCCATTCCGTGTGTTTCCGGTGGCAATCCACGCACAGCGTTTCAAGCCCTGCCGGATCGCACAGCAGATTTTTCCGCAGTACATCGTATATCTCTTGCCAGTTACACACGCCCTCTTTGTGATGAACCTCCACTTTGAGTTCCTTTCCTTTCGCTACGCTCTGCTTCCGGTGGCAATCCTGGCAGGTGTACTCATCCCGTTTCAGGGCTGCGGCCCGTTCCCTGCTTCTAAGAAATAACTGGCGCACAGCGGCTTTAATTTTGCTGTTGGGGGTGTATGGTAGCCTTTTACCCATCGCACCCCCTTGAACACGCCTCAGACGGGCTTAATAGTTGCTCTCCGCAAAAGGGGCAGTAGTCGATAGCGCAAATAACGATACGCTCACAACCCTCTTTGGCGCCCCTTCGCCACAAGAAAGAACTCAACAATTCCCACCGCATAATCATTTCATCGTCATATTCGACATCTTCATGGTTGCAATTCGGGCAAGCCATCACTCACCTCCCGGAGTACACACAAATATTTTATGCCCCTGTTCAGCTAAAACAGCAACCCGTACAACGTGGCAGATGTGCTTTTCGATCATCTGTTTTATTTCATACTCAAACACAATTAGCTCCTCTTCGGGGGCAAGCCCTCCAATTTTTCCGGCAATTATGGGCAGGTTGTCACCGCTTCCGTTCCAGTGCGGAACCTTGACGCCTGTTAAATACTTATCTGCCTTAACAAGTATCGACTCAACGGCACTAAAACACTTTTGGCAATAAATAAACTCCGTCACAAAAGAACCCCGTTCGCTCATCACTCCTCCTCCGGGGCGCAGAATTTACAGTAGTACGGGGTGTGGATGTACTTGTTGTCTCGTAAATCTCTCTCAAACATCACAGCAACAGTCAGTTCATCAATACTAAACCCCTTCCTTTTCACAACCGCCTCGCCCTCTACCGCATTTTCTTTCAAAACAAGGCACCCACACGACTCGCAGGACACCATTTCAGGGCGCTGAGAAAGCTTACGGACGGTTTCCCTGAGTTCTTCCACCTCGCTTTGCAGGCCATCGAAACAATCAGCCAAACCCCTAAGTCTGTGAATTTCAATTATTGAACTATTCCTGTCTCTGGTATCCTCAACTTCTTCCCTGATCTTTAAACACTCTTCCTCAAACCGCTTTTTCGTTACAAACATATCGCCTCCACTTATTTGTTTCTGGTTACATTATTTACGCAACAGCCGAAAAACCCACCCGATCATCATTAAAAACATACGCTTGCTTACCATGCTCCTCTAAGTGGTGCTTCCTACACAACCAAACAACATCGAGCGGCTTGCTGTAGTCTGGATGGTGCGCTTCGACGTCAACACACCCGCAAACCTCACACGGTTTCTTTTTTAACCGGCCATCACGAATGGCATTTCTAACCGAACAACGAGACTTGTATTTTTCGGGATTATTTGCCCTCCTTCGTTGCATATAAACAAAGACCTTCTCTTTTCTTAATGGGTTTTGAAAACGCATCCTCTCATATTTGGCGTAATACTCTCTTTTCTCTTTATAATTTTCATGAACATCTTTTTTTGTACACTCTTTACACTTGTTTAGGCGCCCATCAGCCATTTGTTTATGTTTGTAAAAATCTTCCATCGCCATTAACCTTCCACACTTGAAACAAACCTTTTTCTTTGATAGGTCTATTAAAACCAAAACATCCTCCTTGTTTCCCGCAAGCTGGTTTTTGGTTTGGGGCGGTAGTGTTGCAGCACTATTCGCCCCATTTTTCAAAACGGTATCGAGCTATCGTCATCATCCGGTACGTCACCATTACCACTGCCCTGATCGTCGCTCCTGGGGCCGCTGGGTTGCGTATCGGAAGCCCTATCACACATTTGCATATCCTTAACGATGATTTCCGTGACATAGTGTGTCACCCCGTCTTTGTCCCATGATCTCGTCTGCAACCGGCCCTCAAAATACGCCTGACTTCCCTTTTTAAGGTACTCACCGCATATTTCAGCAAGCCGCCCGAAAACTACGATTTTGTGCCATTCTACCCGCTCTTTCTTTTCGCCCGTGGCCTTGTCTTTCCATTCCTCTGACGTTGCCACGCTAAAATTCGCTACTGCTTTTCCGTCCTGCAAATAACGGACTTCCGGGTCTTTGCCTAACCGACCCAATACGATCATTTTATTGATTCCTGCCATAATTGCGCCTCCCTATTTTGTGTTAGCACCACAGACTCGCAAGATACCACTTCGGCTCTTCGTAATCCGTTGTTGTTATGTATGTTTCAATAAATTCAATTAAAGCTTTTTTTTGTTCATCAGATACAAACATTTTCTCAAAATCAATTTCTATCGGATACCCACGGCTACACCGTTGTTTTGATCCGGGAATAGATATAATATATATGGGGCAATCGCATGAACAGCAGTTCACCAGTTCAACTGGAACCTGATTTCCCATAAGAAACTCACGGCGACATTTATAATATTCGTCAACCCTATTCTCGTCCGGCCTCTCTCCATTTATGTATTCGCCATTTTCATCGTAAATCTCAAACGGGTTTTTGTACCCAAGGACTTCATAAATCCACCAATCCTCTATATTTCCGGGGTTATCTTTGTATTTATCCCACGGAAATTCAAACCCCTCCTCAAACAGCGACCCAAAACAAATCTTACCATCTGTTGATACACTCATCACTATTCCTCCTCTTTTCCCTGTTCCCTCAAAAAACTTGAGTAGTTATGCACCTTTTCCACATCCCGCTCTTCCTGACCCTTCCAGTTCAGCCGACACGCATACTTGATAATGTTGCCAAGCACGTACCCCCTAAACTGTTCCGGTGTTAATTTCGCCCTGATGATTTCCAAGGTCTCAATACCGCCTTGATCGTAATACGTTGATTTCGGGTCTTTACTCATTCAACCCCCTGCTCTTTTATGGTTTTCAGCATTTCTACCGCCAACCTTACCGCACCAAGCTCACGCCGATGATATATTTTTAATCCATCATCCATCAGGTATTCTGTTTCCCCAGCAGAATTTCTAATCGCCTGATTTACTGCCGATCTCGTAAAAATAGGGGTGCCGTTTATAAATACTGATACTGTAATCATTTAGCCCCCTTCCCTTTTACCACCGTAAATTCAAACTGCTTCTTGATAGCCTCGATCTCCGCACGCACCGCTTCCAGATCATCACGTAACTCCTGAAACGTGGTTGCCTTCGATTCCAGAATTTTTCGCCGTGCAAGCCCCTGAAGAAGCTGGTCAAAATCGCAGTAGTGGTATTCGACGTTCTCAAACTGTTCTCCCTTCTCAGTAACACCCTTAACCGCAAGCTGAAACTCGCTGGAATTTGACCGCAGAACCCACTTGCCTCCCAATTCAATTCTCAAAATGGCACCTCACTTTCCCTTTGGTTATCGTAATAATCCCTATCCGATTCTGATATTTGTGCGTATGTTCCGCTATCGTGGACATACAGCAAAGAAGCCTGTCCCAATTTACCAATCTCCCTGAACCTGATTTTTTGCACATGTATATTCACCAGCGGCTTTTCCGGGTCTGGCCGATGAACCACAAGACCATTATCCGCTTTATTGTAAAAGTGAGCCGAACCAGAAATATCGTATAACCGTGGCACCGGATACGTGCCGTCATCGTTTCTTTTTAGTTTTGTGGGGTGAGCCACAAGCCATATATGAACATTGTTCGCACGGGCAAACCGCCTTATCTTCCCCAGCGATTCGCTGACGTATTCGGTTTCTGATAGATTCGGGGGC